TCGCGGTCGCGGTCGCGGTCGAGGTGCACGGATGGCGGGAGGATGGGCGGAGGGCTGCCCGGTCGCCCGCCTGCCCTCGTTGCCCTTGTGGCCGCATTAGAGGCCCGTAGAGACCGCCGGCTTTCCACCCTACGCGGAGCGGCGCGGCGCGCGATCGCCCGGGAGCGGCCAGCGCTGCCAGCGGAGAGGCCAACCGGAGGGCCGACAGGCGGGCCGACAGGCGGGAGAACTATCCCGCCAGGGGCCGATTGCCCTAAGGGGCGATCCGGTCGCGGATCGGTGTCCGCTCGCCCGCCCGCCTTCTCTCCGTCCTTCCTTCCGCCGGATTCTGCTTCGAGTGCTTCTCCATGATGCACAGTCGCTCGCCCTGCCGGCCAGCACTCCTTCCTCCCCCCCTATAGTCCCCCCCTCCTTCCTCGCCTGCGTGCGTGCTGGATTCTCTCAAGGTAGCTGCTCGCTGTGCCGATTCTGTGTTGACTGCTTGTGCTGGTAAGGGTAGAGTGGAGCCGTCTGCACACACACACACGGAGGAATCAATCTATGAAGTATCCGCCCAGCACCGCGCCGACGCGGTATGAGGTGAGCATCGAGGCGCTGCCCGGGGCACCTCCCGGCATCCGCGATGGCGCGCACCTGTTCTGTTACATCGCCGGGTCGCCGTCGTTCTCTTCGCTGCTCCGCGCGGTCCGCGACTATGGTCCCGTCCTGGTCGACATCTTCGGCGTCACCGATCTTGACGACTGGAGCCGGACCCGTGGCCGGCGCGCCTCGCTCCGCATCGGCCAGCGCTTCCGCGTCCAGTACACCGGACGCACCCAGCGCGAGGCTATCGGCAACGCGCAAGAGCTTCCCACCTGGCACTGGATCACAACCCCACAAGAGGAGATCAAAGCATGAAGACGAAAAGACTAGCGCACCTGCGCGTGTCCGTCGTTCGCGACTCCGCGCCGGCCAAAGGCGCGCCCATCGTCGAGGAGGAGCGCCCGATCCGCGACGCGGAAGAGGCCGCGCGCCTGGTCCTGCCGTATCTCCGCGTCGACTCGGGCCGGGAATCGTTTATCGCGCTCATGCTCGACACGCGGCATTCGCCGATCGGCGTTGTGACCGTGTCTGTGGGATCGCTGAACGCTTCAATCGTCCATCCTCGCGAAGTGTTCAGGCCGGCCATCATCGCGGGCGCGTGCGCGCTCATCCTCGCACACAACCACCCGTCAGGCGTCACGACCCCATCGGAAGACGACATCGAGATCACGCGCCGGCTGTGCAAGGTCGGCGAACTGGTCGGCATCGAGGTGCTCGACCACGTAATCCTCGGCAACGACCGCGCTTCGACGGACTGCTTTTCGCTCCGCCAAGCCGGCTTGATGCGCTGATCGCAACCGGGCGCGGCCGCGCCGGCCGCGCCCTTACCAAGAGGAGATTAACCTATGGCCACGAAAAGAGACCCGGCCCACCCCTGGCGACGCCGACACACGCCGCGCCCGCGCCTCTATCCTTGCCCGACCTGCCACGCGCCCGATGCGATCGACGAGACCGAACGCCGAAAAGGGTACCAGTGCCGCGCCTGCACGCGCCGAGATGAAGGCGCGCCGTTCATGCCCTACTGACACACACAAGAGGAGATCAGACCATGTACGACGACGAAGACTACGACTGGAACCGGGAGGAAGCAGACTACCAGCAGGCCGCGCTGGAAGCGGCCGGCAACGCGCTCGCGCGCAAGCTCAAGCTCGCCGCTGCCCACTTCGCCGCCGGGCGACTCGCTGACGCTGCCGCCGCATGTCCCCACGGATGGGGCGCGATTCTGACTAGCCCGTTCGCGCGCGATTCGGGCGACCCGGACGCCGGCAAGGCGGGATTCCGCTGCTTCGATTGCGGCTCGCTGCTCGGGGACAACCCCTGGGACGCGCGCGCCGAGAGTCGCCGGCCGACCGTGCTCGATCCGTGCGCGCACCCGCACCCGGCCGGCGCGCTGCTCAAGATCATCGCCACGGCCACCACTCAAGAGGTGAAGAGATGACCCCGCGGACCATGCCCAAGACACCGAGACTCTACCGGCTGCGTTGCGAGGAATGCGGCCTCGCCGTGACCGTGACCGAAGACGAACTGTGCAGCACCTACTGTCCGGCCAACCCGCAGACGCGCATCGACAGCGACACGGCCGAGCCCGCGTCGCTGTGCTACGAGCTGCGCGCGATCGGCCGCCGGCCGCTGGTGCTCGACACGTATGCCGACCTAGCGCGCGTGGAGCGCTTCCTGCTCGGGCTCGGTGTCGAGCCCCTGTGCTACTACCTCGACGCCGACGGCCGCGCCTACCGGGTCGACACGGCCACGGGATGCGATGAGCACGGCGGACTCCACGATCACGACCCTTGCCCCGTGTGTCACCTGACCGGCTACCACGCGCCCGCGTGCACCGAGCACGAAGCGCACGCGGAAGGGGGCGCGCGATGACAGCGCGCGGTGTGTTCCTCCCCGCCGGCCGCATGTTGGAGCACAAGCCGGAGAATCCCGACCGCACGCTGTATCGAGCCGTCCGGTCGGCGGTCGACCCTATCCCGTGCGAAGTCGAGGTGCGAGCCTGGCCGAGCCCTGGAGCGGCCGCGCTCGCGCTGGACATGCAAGCCAAACGAGAGCCGCGTTGGGATGACTGGCGGCCGTGGCCGAAGGAAGGGGGCGCGCGATGAAGTCGAACCTGCACAGTCGGTGGCGCGTCGAGTGGCTAGAGGCGTGGGGAAACCTGCGCCGATTCGCGCGCAAGGAAGGGTGCGAGGGGTCATCCATTCGGTCGCTCGCGCTGGACCTCGAGCCGCGCCCGGGGTGGGCTCGCGCGCTCGCCTATGCCTGGCTTAACGAGTGTTGCGACCCGCTTGCCGCGCCACTTGCACACCGATTCCACTATCGGCCGGCGCGGCTGAAGTAGACCAACCCGGCGCCCGGCGCGAGTCGGGCGCCTTTCACACGGAGGACTTGTGTTCATTCAAACCGAAAGCGGACAGGTATACGAGACCGACACGCCAGAGCACTGGCCGGGAGCTAAGAAGATCAGCGCTCGAAAGGCGCGCGAAGTACAGAAGGAGGACGCTATCTCGCGACTTCGCGAGATGTTTCCGCCGGGTTCGAGCGTGTTCTCTAAGGTCGTTCACGTCTCGCGGTCCGGCATGTCTAGGCGGATCGAGTTTTACCAGATCAAGGGCGGCGACATCTTCAACGTCACGTATCTTTTGGCGCGCGTGCTGAAGTGCACACAACACAAGCACGGAGGGCTGTACGTCGGCGGATGCGGCATGGATATGTCGTTTCATTGCGTCTATAACCTGGCGTGCGTGCTGTACCCTAACGGCTTTGGCTGCACCGGCAAAGGTTGCCCGAGCTCGGCCCACTCCAACGGTGATCGCGATTACACGCCGCACGGCTTGTCCGACGAGGCCGGGCAGCCCGAGGACCGCGAGCCCGGACCGGGTGAAGAGGCCGACGGTTGCCGCCGACACTGGCATAACGACGGCGGGTACGCGCTGACCAAGGTGAGCATATGAGGCGCGCTGTCGCTTATCTCGCCGTATGCCTCGCGTGCTGGGCGCTCGGTGTCCTGTTCGCGACGTGGCCACCCCTCGCGGTGGGATTCCTGATCTTGGCGTTTGGTCTGGTCCTGGCGCGTTGCGCCTAACTTACACACACACGGAGGAAAGAAGATGGAAACGAAGCTGACCGACACCGACCGCGCCTTGTGGCGCGAGACGTTCAAGACGCCTACTGGCATGTACGCGAAGCCGGCGATGGAATCGGCGCGCGAGACCGCGAAGACCGAAAGCGGTGTTTTGCGCCTGTACCGCGTCGACGGGTTTGCCCTGACGTTCACCGCGGCGGACTGTGGAGCGATCTACACGGCCGGGTTGAACCTAGACGACTCGCCCGCGTGGCAGGTGATCGAGGAGCGGCAGCGCGAGCAGTGGGGACCGGCCGAGGCTGCCGGACGCATCCGGCGCGGGCCGTGGCCGGCAGCGCGGCCGTGGGGCGTCAACATGCCGACCGACCTGGACTACACGCCGGCAGGGGATGAGGAACCGCCGAAGCAGCGAAGGAGGGGCCGCCGTGGCTAGGGTGCCGAAGCTCAAGCGATGGGAAGTGACCATGTGGGCCGAGGTGCGCCACGTCGCGCGAGTCGAGGTGTACGCGACCTCGGAGCGTGAAGCGCGGCGAGAGGCAGAAGAGTTGCGAAAGGACGCCGACCTAGAAGACTGCGGGATTGAACCGTACTGGTTCCAGACGCGCGTCGAAGAGATGGTAGACGAAGGAGGCATGAAGTGATCCGCTCAGCGAAGATCGACGAGACCGCGAAGACCCTGACCTTGGTCGTGGACCTCGAGACCCCGACGCCATCGGCTACCGGAAAGACGCTTTTGGTAGCCTCGACGCGAGGCAACGTCGCGCTGGACGTGAGCATCCAAGGGAAGCCTCTCACGGTCGGACTCAATGCCTACATCAAGCGCTAGCGCAGCCGCTTACGCGCTCGCCGTGGCCGTGCTGATCCTGGCAGGCTGGGCCGTGCGTCTCGCGCGCGCGATCCGCCGGCGACTCTGAACCGGACCGGCCAGCGCCACAACAGAAACCCCGACGCCGAAAGGTGCCGGGGTTTTCTTTTCCGCGTGATGCTGCTAGGCTGGATGCCGCCCGCCAAGATGCGGGAGAAAGGGGAACACATGGACGAGGAAGAGATCATCCGCGAGCAGGTGCGGCAGCACGAGGCCGAGCAGGCGGAGCTGGCCGCCGAGATCGCCGGCGAACTGGACCCGACCGGGGAGATTGTACAAGCGGACGAGGCCGAGATCCGCGCGAACGCCGCCGCGCTCCAGGAGGCGCGCGTGGCCAAGGAGCTGGTGAAGCTGAATGCCGAGGTGCCGACCGCGCCGACCGGTGGCGTATTCGACCTCCAGGGCTCGATCGTGACCAATCCACAGCTCGCGGTGCAGCGCGTTCAAGCCTGGATGGAGGGCCTGAAGACTCTGTCGAAGGGGGCGATAGCTATGACATCGCCGAACGGCTGGCTTGTACAAGCCTCGCCCGAAGGGGTCGCGCTTGCCGTCCCGATCAAGGCAGCGAACGCGGCAATTCGCAAGGCGTGGGGCATCAGCGTGTACAACATCAGACCGGTTGACGAGCATCAGTGCCCGCGACCGGAAGTGACCGTCGGCAAGAACTCGAAGGGTGTCGAGTACACGCAGCTCGAGTTCTGGGGCGACGGCTTCTGTGCTTTGACCGGCGAGCGCATCCTGGGGATTCGCGGCGTCGCGCGCAGCGATGAGCAGTTCATCGGGCGCATCGGCGAGAAGGTGCCGGGGGGAATCCAGATGATGCAGGACCTCGCCGAGACTGCGCGCACGCGCCTGGAGAACAAGATCACGCGGCTGCTGTCCGGGGTGGTGGAGCGGACACCGGCCGAGGTGGCGGCGTGCCTCGGTATCGAAGAAGGCGATTTCATCGCGAAGTGTAAGCGTGGGCATGGCTTCGGCTCGAGCGATCAACGCCGCGCGCAGTCGTCGACCGCGGTGCAGGGAGGTGCCGATACCGCCGAGCTCGCGAAGCGGTTCATGGCGCATCTCGTGCAGTCCTTCGGTGGGAACGCTGACCAGGCGAAGGCTGCTTTTCAGGAGTGCAGCAAGTTCCAGGGGGACGACAAGAAGTTTCGCTTTCTGGCCGGCGTGGAGGACGCTGGCAAGAAGCCGAAGTGGCTCGACTCGACGATCAAGAAGTGGAACGAACAGTACCCGGAGAAGAAGTTCTAGTCCGCAACGCAGGAGGAAACTGTGAAACTGATTCGACTGGAAGGTGAGAACTTCGCTCGTCTGACAGCGTGCGAGATCGACTTTGACCCCGAGACCGGCACGACGTTTCTGGTGGGGAGGAACGAGGCCGGCAAGTCAAGTGTGGAGGACCTGGCCGAAGCGCTGCTGGCGGGCGCCGGCGCCTCGCCTGAGATGCCCGTTCACATCGGCGCGAAGAGCGCGTGGGGCAGGGCGTATCTCGGAGAGTCGGTTGAGGATATCCAGCTCATCGTCGAAGGGAAGTGGACCGAGGACGGGAAGCGAACCTTGAAGGTGACCGACGGATCGAGGGCGGCGGTCAAGTCGCCACAGGCGTTGCTCGATTCGCTGTTCAACGTCCTGACGCTGGACGTGGGCGAGTTCTCGCGGATGACGCAGGCCCAGCACACGGCTCTCTTCCGCGCCGTGTCTGGGCTCGACTTCACCTCGATCGAGGCAGAGATCAAGAGGGTGGAGGAGGAGCGGACCAAGGCGAACCGCATCGTGCGCGACATCGAGGGACGCATGGCCGCGTTTCCCCTCAACATCAAGAGCTACCCGTCGGCTCGCGTGCCGACTGCCGAGCTGATCGAGGAGCAGCGGCAAGGCAACAGTCTGAATGCCGCCTTCTGGAATTGGTGCACGGACAAGGAGTCGCGTCTTCAAAAGGTGAAGGATGCGCGAGAAGCTCTGGCGCGGGCTCAGACGCAGCTCGAGCAGAGCGAGGCGGAGCTGGAGCAATGGCTGGAGGCGAATGCTGAACCGCCGGCGTTCTCCGACGAACGGCGGGCAGAGATCGAGAGACTGTTGGCGTCGGCCGGGACGGTGAATGACCAGGTGGCCAAGCGCGAGCAGTGGGCGGAGACCAAGGCGGCGTTCGACGTGGAGAGCGCAAAGGCGATGGAACTCGATGAGGCGGTCAAGAGCCTGCGCGCGCGCAAGGCGGTGATGCTGGCGGAGGCCGATCTACCGGTCGAGGGGATCGACTTTGACGGCGACGTGACCACGCTGAATGGCGTGCCGACGTCGCAGCTTTCGACGTCGGCGAAGGATCGCCTGGCGGTCAAGCTGGGACTTCAGCTCAACCCAACACTGAAGTTCCTGTCGATCCGCGGCGCGTCGCTCATGGACGAGCATCGCCAGCTCGAGGTCATCAAGCTCGGTGTGGAGCACAATGTCCGAACGATCATGGAGCTCGCCGGCGAGGGTGGGCCCGCGCAGCTCGTGATCGAAGGTCTCCAATCCGAGGGCATCAAGCATCAGGTCGTGCATGTGAAAGACGGCGTGGCGGTGTCCGATGCCCCGCACGCTTGAGGAGATGAAGGGGGCGATCTACGACGGGCTCAGGCGCTCGTTTGAGGTCGAGGCGATCGACAAGCAGCGGAACTACCCGGCAGCGAATGCCTGGGCCTCGGGGTGGCATCCGTGTGGACGGAAGGTGGCGCTCGACGTCGCCTACCGCCACACGCAGCCGATGCCCGAGGCCGAGCAGGTGGCGAGGCAGGCGCGCGGATCTGAGCGCGAGTTCGACATCCGCCGCCGCCTCGAGGTCGCCGGCAAGGTGGCGAAGGACCCCTTCGAGATCATCGGAACGCAGGGGCACTTCACCATCCGAGCCAAGGACGGCCGCGTCATCATCTCGGGGAAGTACGACTTCCGCATCCGCTGGATCAATCACGACGAGTCGAGGATCGGGCGCGCAGCGGAGATCAAGGCGTTCGCGCCCCACATCATCGGCAATGCACAGTCCGTCGAGGATCTGTTCGAGCGGCGCTGGGCGCGCCACGCGCCCTACCAGTTGTTGTCCTACTGCTACGGCACCGGAGAGCCGGAGGGGTTCCTGATCTTGGACAAGCCGGGAATCCCTCACATCATGCCGGTGTCGTTGTACGACGGCGACAACATGGTTCGGATGGAAGAGTGGCTGAAGAAGGCGGAGGAAGCGACGGAGGCCGGGTTGCTCCTCCGCGACACCGGGGACCATTCGATCCTCCCGCCGTACATCGAAGACAAGGACGAGTGCCTGGCATGTCCGTGGTACGGGCGCGTCTGCCAGCCCGACGTTTACCACGCCGGCGCGGAGATCGGCATTGACCCGGAGCTGATCGACGCGGAGCGCACCTACTGGGCGTGGAAAGGCAAGTTCCGCGACTGGGAGGAGGCGCAGGAAACGCTCAAGGCGTTCGCGCGGCGGAGCGAAAAGCGCTTCGTCGTGGTGGGAGAAACCATGATGCAGAAGAAGCGGCGCAGGGGGCCTCACGGTTCCTATGACGTCGTGGAGATCGTGCGCTACGGAAAGGAAGGACGACGTGAAGACTGACGTCGAGGAAGACGCCGAGGTCCCCGAGGCTGGGGACGAATCCCAACGCTCAGTGGCGCTCGGGATGACGCAGTTCTGTGTGCTCTTGGCGATTCGCCGGTTCGGGCCTTCGTCCGTGTCGGACATCTGGCGCCAGCTCGATACCATCGGCGCTCGAGCCGCGCGGCAGAACGTGCACGGAGCGATCGTGTCGCTCGAGAAGCTGCAGTTCATCAGCAGCGAGAAGGTGGCGGGGTTTCGGCCGCGGCGGATCTGCTCGCTGACGGATGCCGGGGTGGAGATCGCGCGCGAGTACGCTCGAGTGATCGCTGAGCTGCTGAGGAGGGAGTGATGAACCGAATCCAGGTGGAGGACGTGGTACGGGAGAACGTCGCGCGCGCGTTTCAGACGGCAACCGCGGCCAACCTCGAGGTGATGGTCCAGGCGATCATGGAAGCGGTCGACCTCTACGACAACAACCGCTGGGTCTCACCGAAGGTGATCGTACCGCCGTGCGACGTGCCTCTGCTCGGGATGGGCACGCGCCTGTCCGATCAGGGGACTCGCGACATCGTCGTGCTCGGTGCGTTCATGGAGGAGGGGAAGTGGGTGAGCGCGACGAACGTCTGCGACGGCGGGATCTTCCTGTACCATCCGTTGCCCGCGATGCTGACTCGGCAGGCGATCGCCGCCAGGACGCGACAGTGAGCCGCGTCCTGGCCGACGACGGCCTGGTGTCGTGGGTACTCGCCCAGGCAGCCGTGTGGGGGCTGAATCTCTGGCGGCAGCAGACTGGGGCGATACCAAAGCAGGGTCGCTGGATCCATCTCTGCCCAGAAGGCACCGGGGACGTTGCGGGCTACTCGAGAGTTGGACGGTTCATCGGGATCGAATGCAAGCGACTCGGAGCCAGGACCGAAGCGGAGCGAGCGAAGAAGCAAGCCGCATGGAGAGAGCGGGTCAACGCCACGCAGTTCGGCGCCGCCTACCAGGTCGAGAGCCGCGAAGAGGTGATCGAGGTGTTTAAGCACATCGTAGAGGAGGACGAACGATGGCTGACAAGGATCGGCCTAACATCCCAAGATTCGTCGCCGTCGTGAGCTGCCCACAGCTCGCCGGCACGCCAGACCCGAAGCAGACGCTCATGGACGCCCTGCAGCAGTACGGCTGGGCGGTGGAAGCGGTGGAGTGGCAACCAGGGGCGGACTGGCCGAGCTACCCGTTCACCCCGGCGAAACCGAAGCAGGAGGCAGAGTGAACACTCCCTGGAAGGGACCGAACTGGCGCCTGATTCGGTGCCGATTCCCGCCGAATCCGAAGCCTGGAGCTCGCACGGTCGCGTTCTTCGACCTCATCGTAGCCGAGGAGTGGAAACTGTTCGAGGGGAAGCTGGTCCTGATGCCGGCCGGAACCTACGAGGTTTTCGGTATGCAGTTCCGCCTCTCTGGCAATCCGCGAGCGAGGTACTACCCGGCGTGGCAGATCCCGCGGGAGTACCGCGAGCAGATCCGCGACTTCCTGTTGAGCCTGACCGCCGCGATGCGTGAAAGCGGCTGGGACACGGTCATCATCGAGGAGGACGGCACGCTCTCCCAACCCGAACCGGAAGGAACCGCCGAGTAAAGCGAAGCCCCCCTGGTACGTCACTGCCAGGGGGGCTGTCGCCCACACGGAGATCGAGCTGGAATCTACCGATCTCCTCGATACGGGTCAAGCCCCCATCCACGCCGCCGCACTCTCACCGGACGAATCTCGACCAGGTGATTCCCCCGCTCGACCCAGATGTCTGCGACGCCGCTCGAGTCCGCCCGGGCGAAGCCGCGGAACCAGTGGTCGACGTAGACCTCGTATGAGGCCCCCGGGACCAAGCCGAAGTTCCAGACTTGTACCCTCTCGGGGTCATTAGGAGCCACAGGAGCCCCGAGCTCGAGATCCGACTCCAGTATGCCGACAGGCTTCGATCGCGGCTGACGCGCGACGTGTGCAACGCAGGACGCGGCCAGGAGGGCCATCACCAAGACGGGCAGTTCCAGGCGCGATCTCACCGCATCACCGCCTTGGCTTGCTCGTAGTGGGCCGAACCGAGCGTAAACCGCACCACGCCTTGAGCATCCGCCATCGCCGCCCCTCCCCAGGTGAAGTCGAGCATCGGATCGGGGAACGGGACGTCGGTGTAGTAGATGTCGTAGACCCCGCCCGGCTGGCAGTTGAAGAGCACATGGTCGATCAGGTCGCCCTCTGGCGCCGGCGGTGCCGCGCAAGGATTCGGGGAGCATGAGGCGTCGTCGCCCTGGTAGGTCGCCGGAGGCACGCAGTCGGCCGCCTCGACCACGGTGCAGGTGCCATCGAGGGCGCAACAGGCGCCGGTCGGCTGTGCACATGGGTTGGGCGAACAGGTCGTCGCATCGCCCTGGTAGATGCCCGTGTCACAGTCTGGCTCGGAGACGGTAGTGCAGGTGCCGTCCGTCGCGCAGCAGGCACCGAGCGTAACGGCGCAGGGGTTCCCAGCGCAGGTCGACCCGTCGCCCTGGTAGACGCCGTCCCTGCCGAGACAATCGACCCCCGTCCGATAGCTACAGGTGAAGTCAGGCTCGCAGCAGGCGCCAGTCGCCGGCGGTGCCGGGCACGGGTTGACCGCACAGTCCGTGCCAGCTCCCTGGTAGGTGCCGCTCCCTGAAATGCAGTTGGAGTAGAACCTCATCCCGCACGAACCGTCGGCGAAGCAGCAGGCTCCTCGCCCGCCGGTGGCGCAAGGAGATCCAGAACAGTCGCCACCGTAGTTCAGCCACCAGCCACCGGCCGCGGTGCACGCCGGCCGCGAGATGACCGAACAGGTCCCGTCAATGCAGCACTCGCCGGTCTGCGCAACACACGGGTTGGGCTCGCACGGCTGATTGCCGAAGAACGTGCCGCCTTGGGTCTGGCAGATGAGCTGCAGCGTCACGAAGCACTCGCCATCGGCGTTGCAGCAGGCACCAGTCGGGAATTGATTGTTGCCGGCCACGCGCCGCCACCGCCGGTCCGCGGACGTCATGCCAACCTGGCGGAACATCGGATTGCGGGTCGGTGCCCGGTTGGAGAAGTTCGCGTCGCCCGCGACCCGGGTAATCGATCCGAACGGCTTGTCCCAGGAGATCGATGTCTTGACCTGGGCTCCAAACTTCGGAAGCCGCTGGATCACCATGCGCAGACGAACGCCGGTGCCGTCGTCTGCGTCGTAGAGCCAAGACATCGTGCCGCCCCGCTTGGCGAAGGTGTAGCCGGCCTTGCCTACCCCGAGGATGTCGCTGGGGACGAAGTCGCGGTTGCCCCACCGCCGAGGTCCAGCCCAGATCGCGGTGGCGATCAGCACCGTGTCGGAGACAGTCGACGGCGTCACGCCGAAGGCGGCGCGCCAAGAGCACGCCTCGCGCCCGTTGGAGATGAGCCCGTCGTCGATCCAAGCTCGAGGGCGCCAGCTCGGGTCCGTGATTAGACGCACTCCGCCTTGGCCACTGACCGGGTGCGAGCCATCCACCATCGGGTCAGGCCAGGTCGAGCAGTTGTAGTTCCCCGGAGGGTAATTCTTCCCCTGAATGTAGAACTCGAACGACGGCTTGGTCGCGTCATAGGTGTACGTGTCGTTGACGGTCCAGTCCTGTCGCCAGTGCACCCCGTCGGCGTTCGGCCCACCGATGAGCTGGATGCGAGAAGAGTAGGCGTCAGGGCTCGAGGTGATGCTCATAGGGATTGCCATGAACGCGCTGCGCCCGTTGAGCGTCCAGATGTACTGGCCATCGCCGGCGCTCATGCTGTAGACGCCACCAGGAGGATCTGCCGGGTACGCCCTCGAGTCGAGACCGTCCACCGGGATGTCCGCGGCGCCGGCGACCACGGTAATCAGCTCCTCTGTGGCGCCACAGTGCATGAGCCTGGGCGTGTGCCATAGCTGCTCGACCGGGGTGTTCGCCTTGTCGACCACAATTTCGTCGACGACAAGCGCGGCCGGATCGAAGAGCCAGGTGACCGCGCGGCGAATGCCGGTCTGCTTCGTCTGCGCGTAGGCGGAGTCGCCAGACGCCACCTCGCGGTAGTACACGGTCTGCAGCGTGTCGATCGCGATACGCGAGCCCTTGACTGTGTAGGTCGTGCCGGCGGTGTAGGCGCACTGAGGTATGCGCGCCCTGGCGGCGTTCACCCAGTCCGGCGACGATCCGTCCAGCGCGTAGATGTCGTCCCCTCCGTCGTTGTCACAGATCGACGTGCGGACGTTCCCGCTGTTTGGACAGATACCAGAGACCGAGGCCCCTTTCCATTCGTCGATGTAGAAGGTCTTCGGGTTGTAGATCCCTTCGGAGGCGTCGTAAATCGTGACGGTGTTGTGGGCGATGGATCGGTTGTAGTACGGGGAGTAGTGCCGATCGTGGTCCGTCGTTCGAGCTCCGCTGTCCCAGAAGCCGTTGTCCTTCCCGCGCCGCCACATGATCGTTCCCCACGGCGTCTCGGCGTAGAAGTTGTTCGACACCGGCTGGAACATCAGCGAGAGGTAGGTATTCTCCGAGCCGACCGCGTAACCCTGGCGAACGTAGGAGACGTCCTGTGTCGAGTTGACCATGATCGACGGGATGTCGGCGAGCGTGGCGTGACCCAGCGACGGAATGCCCCAAAGAAGAGCCCAGAACGCAGCCATCGCACGGTCTTTGTTGTTGATCGTTTCCCAGTCGTGGTCAGCGATGATCTCTCGCAACCAGGCGTTCGCCTCTGGCTGCTGCATCCTGCCGCCGTAGAACGCCATGAAGGCGAGGGCGTTGGCCGAGTTCTCGTCCCACTTTCCGACCTGTCGCTCCCAAGCGATCGTCGAGTCTGCCGTGCCCGTCTTCAGCAGCTCGCCACGAAGCCTGGCCGACCAGAACTCCCATCCCTTCCTGAAGTGAGTGCCGGCGAGGGGATACAAGTTCAGGTCGGTGGCGTTGTGGAGCGCTTCGGCGTTCAGGATGATCGAGAACCCTTTCTGCGCGCTGTAGTCGTCTAAGTAGCCGATCGGGGACACCTTCGCCAAGCACGGCGCACACCAGGTTGACCAGTGCGCGCCTAGTGCATTCAGCTTGGCTTGATCGTGAGCGCCCGGCCCGTTCCCGACAGAGACGATCGCCGGAATCGTAGAGGTGTTGTGCCACCTCCACGGTTCGATCGTTTCTCCTCCCTTCGCGTCCACCGTCTCGTTTGGCGCCTGCAGACGAGTCAACCAGTCGGCCTTCTCGGGTGCGGTCAGTCCTTCGCTCAGAAATGAAAACGCGATCGCCACCATCGAGATGTTGGCGGTCGCCCCCGATCCACCCTCGATCCTGCCACCGCTCCAGCCCTCGAACGTCGAGGAGATGTTGCCATACTCCTGCTTCGCTTTGGTCAGGTACGCCGAATCCCCGGTGATCTTGTACAAGAACGCCTCGAGGAGCATCTGGGGGGCGTCGGTGGCGTCGTTGTCATTCCCGGTCCCAGGCTGCGTCGCCAACCACGAGACGAGGTTGGCGTACAGGGGGTTAAGGTACTGGTAACTAGGGTTTGCGGGATTCGTGCAGCGATCGAGGATGGCTGCCGCGCTGTCGGCGTTCGCTATGAAGATCGGAGCGCCCGCCGTCACGTTCACAGTCGCATTCGCCCTGGCAGCGACAGCCAACAGGGCGAGAACGACGAGTAGCTTCTTCATGGAGTTCCCTCTCTTCCTGCCTCACGCGGTCGCGCACGAATCCCGGAAGGCTACGAGCCACTTTGAGCCCCCTTCGCGATCTGCTTCGCCTCGGCCGCTTCCTTGTGCGCCGCGGCGATCGCCCGCCGGAAGCCGAACGCCGAAAGCAACGTGCCGCCACAGGCCCACAGCGCCCCGAGCGCCATCACGATGCCATCGAGGTTCTGCGTAACCAGCGCCAACTTGTCTTTCTCGAGCCAGCCTCCGGCGGTCACGACCACACCGAAGATCGCTACGATCGCGCCCTTGATCGACGCGAAGTCCTTCTTCCCGCTCATCTCCTCGAGCTCCTTGGAGACCTCGAGCAGCGCTGGCCCCCAAGAGATGAGGATTTTCAGGAGCTTCGGCGCCTTCAACAACAGAGCAATGATCGATCCCATTGGACCCTCCTACCTGCTGTGGGATTTGGTGATGGCGAGCACTTCGATCAGCCGTTCAGCGTTTCGCTCCTCGACGTCTGCCAGGCGCTCCAAGATTTCCGTCTGGCGCCGTCCTACATCCAGCAGATTCGTCAGAGCAGGACCCGCTGTGCAACCATTGGCGCAGGGGGCCCCGCCCTTGGAGGGCCTACCCTTTCGGGCGCGCTCCAACGCGACCTGCCCCAGTACCACGACTAGCACGACCGCGATTGGCACCTCGGACAGTGCCTTGACGAGTTCCGGGTTCACCGCTGATGTTCTCCTTCCGTTGGCCCCGTGGAGGAACAGGCAGTCGCCCAAGGACCATTCGGTAGGTTAGGAACAACCACTTCTCCGGCCGGCCCTCGAGCTGAAATTCGCTTCCTTCGTAGTAGCTGAAGACGATTCGATCTCCCACCTTGCACGGCAAGGTCCGTGGCACACCGTTCTCGTCCACCCACTCTTCCGACGCGGCTACGACCCACGCCGTCGACGTGCGAGTCTTCACCACTTCCGGGAGGATGATCCCGGTAGCGGTCGACTCCACCGCATCGCGGAAACAGACGATGCGGCCTGGACTTGGCGTTATCGGGCACGGCGGGCAGCTTTCGAAACTGTACTCGTAATAGCCCGCTGATACTGCGATCCCAGCTCGCGGAGCCTCGGGTCCTTTGCTTTTTGCAGCCACCTGACAGCCTCCTGCACTCGCGGTTTAACATTTCCAGCCGAGTCGAAGAGGTCACCCTCGAGCGCGTCCCAGATACCCTCTGGAATGCCACGGTGGCGAGCCGCCTCCGACGCGAACCTACTGAACTGATCTCCGGTGACTCCCTTTGCCTCGAGCCCTCGCTGCATTGACGCCAGCGAGTCGCGTGCCGCGGTGATCTCAGCGGGCGTGAGCCCGAGACGCTTCTGGTAGTCCTTGTCGTATCCACGGCCGACTACTTCTGCGACCGCGCGCTTCGACTTCGAGTCGAACGCGACCGATTGATTGGCTCGATCGCGTCTCGTCATGTCGGCGATGCGATCGTACTGAGCCGATTCGATCGTGCGTATGCCGGTGCGACGCATGACTTCACCTCGCCAGGTGTCGTCGTACATTTGTCCCGTCCGGCCGCGTCGGTCGGTGTAGAAGCCGGTGCGCTTGGCGTCTCGATCTCGGGTGAACCGCTCGACGTCGTCCCACAGCACAAGCGAGGGGAGCACCGCGTTCTTGATGAACTGCTCCTGGCCCCGGGTCGACATGGCCTTGTCGCCCCGGACGTATCCGGCGCCCATCTGGATCAGGCCGGAGAGCATTTCGAACGGGGCAGACTTCAGGAAGTAAGGCGGCTTCTCTGGATCGAAGCCCGACACCTTCACGCCCCACAGGCCCGCCCAGTCCGTGACGTCGAAGCCAGACCGAGCTGCGAGACCCGTCACGTAGCCCGTGAGCATGAGCATGTTGAACATCGCCCCGACGTTCGCGTTCTCGCGCTTCGCTGCTCCCACCCACTGCAGAACGAGATCCCACTCGTTCTGGTTGTACTGAGTGAGGAGGGACAGGTTGCGGAACACCGGGTTGGCGTGAACCATCGGAGCCCGACCCATGATGCCGTAGACGAAGTGATGGCGATTGGAGAGCTCGATGCCCTCGCGCACCAGCTCCTCAAACACCCCTTCCCGCATCGCCTGGTCGATGCTCGAGAGACCGCGCCGGCGAAGCCCATCGGCGATGCCGACGTGAAGAGCCCATGCCCGGTTCATCGCTTCCTGGCCTCGGAGCTGGGCAAAGCCGATGTGATCGACGCCCGCGGTGAACCCATCCCAGATCGCGCGCGCCGGGTTCGATCGAATCTTGCTTGCGGACTGCCCATAGCGGCCGGCCATCTGATCGACGAGGTGCGGGCTATCCGAGAGGAACTGCTCGAGCTGGCGGTTGACGTTGCTCGCCTGCGCAAGAGGCCCGCCGTGCAGAGCCGTCTTGATCGGCGAGCTCGCTCCGGCCGACACGTCCGCCCAGAACATCGCGTTGCCGACCAGAATCGACATCGGGTGCGCCTCGGCCACCAAGGAGAGGTTCTGGAACATGTTCTTGACGACGGTCGACTGCCGGAACGCGAGCATCCCGCGGATGTATGCCTGCTCCATCGCTCGAGACGCCTTCATCGGCCCGCCCTCGAGACTCGCCGCCCATCGCAGGACCTTGGCCGCGTGCAGCATCGACGCCTTCTCGGTGTCAGATCCGCTCTTCGCCGCTTCCTGCTCGAGCTGCTTGGCGTTGTGCAGGTGGACCATGTCGCCGGCGAGTTCGCCGTTGGGCTTGTAGCCCTGCAGGTGCTTCATCCACTCACCAAAGTAGGCGTACTCCTCGGGTGACATCTTCAGCTTGCCTGCTTCGTCGATCAGGTGAGGATTGGCCTCCGCCACGATGTCGGACACGTTGCGCGCGCCGCCGAGAGTCGACCGAATCCCGCGGGCTTCAGTCTTTTCCACAGGCGCACCGCCCGTGGGTTGCCACTTCCGTAGAACCGGGTCGAGGAACACCTTTCGGCCGACCACCGGGCTGAACGCGCGCATCGTCGAGACGATGTCGTAGCGATACCCTGGCGCCTCGCCGGTCGGGTACATGAACGGCGTCGCGTTGTCGCCGCTCTGCACCCACTGCGCAAGGTCGGGCTCCACGATCAGGCGTCCCTCTGAATCAAGGCCGGGGGCACCCAACACGCGATGGAGCTTGGTCGACAAGGGGACGTCCGGTGACGTGCGGAACGCAGCCGTGCTGCCTTCCATTCGCCCGCGCATGTGGGTAGCGAGATCGATAGCGGTGTCGATGCGCTTGGCGCGCCGCTCGAGGTCCGCGACCTTCTCAGGCGAAAGAGCCGCTGTCTGTCGCTGGTGATCTTCCAGTTGCGCGTTGAGCCATTCGAGGTTTCGCTCCGCTGCCGCGCGCGACTTCGACGCCTCGCGCAGAGCACCCTCGGCTTCGGCCAGGTTGTCTTGCGCCTCCGCGAGCTTGGCGGCGTCGACGTTGGTCTTGAACAGGCTATACGCCTGGCCGCGCTGCCGAACCTCTGAATCGAGATCCGCCAGCTTGCTGGCCAGGGCAGACTCGCGCCGCATGGCCGCCTCGACCCTGGCGTTCGCGGCGTCGAGCTTCGCCGGTCGCAGGTCCATGTGCCGCGAGATCCACTGCGACTCCGCGGACCCCTGCGCGATGTGCGTCTTGAACGGTCGCTTGCCGAAGATCGAGAGACGGCCTTCGGTTTGGAGCGCACGCGCGACTGTGTGCTGCATCGCCTGACCAAGATCGATCGCGCGCGCGTGACCGCCAAGCACCTCGTTGTACATGCGCCGGCCAACCTTGGAGGTGAACTGCCACTGCGCCGGCCGGATGCGATAGAAGGGGTCGGGGAGTCCGCGGAACATCGCAAACGAGAAGCCGTTCCCGTGAAGGTCGATGTCGTCGGCAGATCCCTGAGCTTCCTTGGGAAACAGAAGGTTCTCGCCCTTCGGCCCATACATTTCATCAGGCTTGATCCGTCGAGACTTCTTCAGGATCGGATCGACGATAGCGTCGTACTTCCTCTGCGCCATCGTCATGGCGTTTTCGCGTGTGATGTTTTCCTCGTCGCCTCCAGGGATGCGTTGAGCGAGGCGCCGGTCCTCCTGGAACTGCGCCTCGGCGGCCTCGACCGCGGCTTTCGACTCTGCCGTCATCCACCGATGGTCGACTCCTTTGACGGTGAGTTTCACTGGATGCAGCTTCTTGGCGCGGTACTTATCCACGCTATCAGCCTGCTTGGTTCGATCGAGACCCTCCCCGTCGATTGCTTTGCGGTGCGCGTCGACCTGGTCCTCGAGGTGCTTGATCGCGTCCTCGCTCCCGTCGACCGCGTCTCCGATGACGCCACCGTCGATACCGACATTGACCGGAACCGAGGCGCGGTCGATGTGGACCCGACTGCCTCCGCCCTGTGACTCCGCGGCGAGATCGGCCGGCGTGAGCACGAAGCGGGTCTGTGGCCGGAACTCGCCGCCGCTCTGAAGTATCTGTTCGGCCGCGTTGACGTTCTCGTCGTAGAGCTCGCGGAGGATAGGGCTGGAGCCGTAGAACTCGCCGGCGGTCGACTTGTGATGGAACGGGTTGAGTGGATGGCTCTCGCTCTTGTCCAGCGTGCGCTCGTGATCCGCGAGAGCCTGCGCTTCGCTCGGGGACATGAGGTTGCCAGCCGGACCGACTTCGCTCGCCATGTCGAGGCGACTACCACGGGTGAGTTCCCCGATGTGCGGGCCCGACACCGCATCGAGGTAGAGGTCTTGGCGGTAGCGCGCGATCAGGTCGCGGAGGTCGAGGCCCAAGACACTCTTCTCCTTGATCGTGCGGGCCCCTGGCGCGTCGAGGATGGCGGAAATCGTCGCGATGGGGTCAGGCGCCGTCGCGGAGTTGCCGAACATATCGACCACCGGGTTGTTGGGGTCGGGCACGCGCGACGCGATCTGATCCCAAAGCCGGCGCATCTCCTGCGGAGAGTTCAGCCGCTCGTGAATGAGGTCCGCGAAGATCGCGCGTCGAATCGACACCGGATCTTCGAGCATCGGATCGATCCCGATTGGGCGCTCGCCGATGTTCATTCCGTACTGGTTGAAGTAGCTCGCCGGCGGAGCGCCGTTGCGCTTCGACCATCCGTAGAGCTCGATCGCCGCGTCGAGATCGCCCTGGAAGTCGTAGAGCCTGGAGAGCCGCCCGGCGGCCATCTCGCGCTTGAAGACCTGGAACGCGGAGAAGCTGGAGAGGAGCCCGTCTACCACGTTCGAGTTGCGCGACGCGATCTCCGCGATCTCCGGGGAGGAAACGAGGTTCGAGAGCACGGCGCGGCCCATGCGCTCCAGTCCCGCGGCGGTCAGGTTCGCGGTCTGGATGTTCCCCTCGGCATCGCGCTCGAGCTGGAAGAAGGCTCGCTTCGCATCGTTGTCAAGAGATCCCCACACCTCGAGGATGTGAGGGCCGTTCTCGGGGAGCTTGAGCGCCTGGCTGAACGTCATTCCCTGCGGAACGCGCATCTTCTCGAAAAGCGGCCGAAGTGCTTGGGCATCGCTCGCGGCGCGCTGCGCGGCACTGATCCCATCCTGGCCGGTACGGTTGAGCGCGCGGCCCAGGTCGACCATCTCGCCCCAAGTAGCGACAGGCTCGCTGATCACCCGGACCAACGTCGGCTGCTGCATCCCGCGAATGCGCCCGATGTCCTCCGCGGAAAACCCGAACGTGCCGGCCCGATCGATGATCGCATCCCGCATCACGCCGAAGTTACCGTTCTTCACCTGCATGTCTTGCAGCAGGATACGCTGGTTACCACCGACGACCATAAACCGGCCGTCGCCCAAGGCGTAGACAACCGACGGTCCGTTGTCCGACGCCGGGTTGTCGGTCACGACGTAGTAGGGGTTGTACTTCCCGGGTTCGGCGTACTCCTGATTCCGCTTGAGCGTCTGGACGTCGAGGCGGTGAGTGCCGTCGACGTCGGTGCGCGGCTGGATCGCGAGGGGGAACTCGCGCTGGGGAACACCGTCCGCGGAATGCGAAGTGACGAGATGCGTGCGGTCGATGACCGCGTACCGGCCGGCACGGTCGTCCATGCCGTAAATCCCGATCGCGGTGTTTCTGCCAAGGACGGATCCTGGAGGTAGCGCGGCCACCTCGGTCGACGGCGGAACGCCTCCTTCGCCGTCGAGGCTCCTGATCTCTCTCTCGGTGATCTGCCACCTGTCGCCGGCTTCCATGCGCCTGACGAGCTCGGGATCGGCGACTTCGCGAGCAGGGGCTTGGACGGCGCCCCGGTCGACCATCGCCTTCACCTGGCGAATCGTGCGTGCGCGCTCGATCCGCTCCATGAGTTCTGGGTAGTCGGCCACCGACTTCGGATCGACCGCCACGCCGCGGTTGATCTTGTCGGTGTAGATGAGCTTCCGTAGGTCGGCACCCTCATAGGTCTGCGTCTTGGGGTTCCAGCGCCACGCCTCGAGGAGCCCCCCGTCAGGCCCGGTTCGAACGAGGTAGCCCGGCGAGGTCTTCTTGCCAGTCTGTCGAGCGATCTGAACCAGCTCGCCCGGGGCGCTGTCGGAGAGGACTTCCTTGACGGCGCGGATTCCCTGGGCTCGGGGAGCCTTGCCGGCCAGCACGTCATAGAACGCCTCTTCGCTCAGCCCGCGCCACATGCCGACCTGGGAACCTACGTTCTGCGGGAAAGACGCAACGTCACTCGCCGCTCCCGATCGATTCAGCACCGATCCGGGCAGCGAGAACATCGGGCCGCCGGCGGGGTCGGCCGTGACCGACGGGGCAAGGCCGGGGTGGTCGGGGTGGCTGGTCGCGCGCCCCTGCTCCATCGCCTGCTTGACGAGCTCTCGGTGCTCGCCGGGTTTCCCGTGAAACGTCTTGTCGAAAGACGCTTGAGGGATCTGCGGCGCGATCTCGGGCTTTTCGGCCTCCTTCGCCGCCTCCCTGGCAGCCTGGTCGGCCTGGTCGATCTGGCTGATCGCCGCCTTTGATCCGGCGATGGCTTCGGCCGTGGAGCTTCCGCCGTCGTAGCGCTGCAGGACGAGGTTGTGCTTGTCCGGGACGTAGATGCCGAACTGCTCCAGATCCCTCCAGCTAACGTGCTTACCCTCTTCGGACGGCTTCACATACGAGCGATCGTCCAGCCGAATGTAGTCCAGGCGCCACTGGCCGACGTTCTTGCCCGTAGCAGGGTCGACCCGGAGATTCCGGTAGAAACCGACCTGGCGTATGCCGGTGCCCTCGAAGAGCTTCTTGTCGAGGAGCTGAGGCGCGAGTCTGAGCTTCTGCTCTAGGGGGGCTCCGGGCGTGTTCTTAGCGGCATGGTAGGCCAGACGTGCCGCTCGGCCCGGACCAACGCCCCGTGCGAGTGCCGCCCTTCGCACCTCTCGATCGGGGGTGACGCTTGTCTGGACAACCGCCTTGATGACCTCATCCTCGAGTGGGCGCCACTCGGCCACGAGCCGAGCACCAGCCGGCGGGCCGTAGGCGCTCAGATTCTCAGGAGGTGTGTAGGGGCGCATCGCTTGACGCATCGCCTGTGGCGATGGAAGCAGCGCTGCTGGTCTTGGTTCGGGCACCGGGAAATACTTGGCCTTGATCTCATGCAGGACGTCGGCAGCAGCGTTTGCGAATCCCGACTTGTCGACCTTGACCACTTCCACCCTAGCCCGCGAGCGGATGTACTCCTCAGCAGCGGCGAGTCGTTCGTAGTCGGAGCCTGGAGTTCCCCTCAAAACCTTGAAAACGCTTTTGATAGCAGACAGCTTGATGGCTTCATTCTTCGTTTGAGCAGAGATAATCTCCGGTCCGAGACTGCCCTCGAGATCGTCAAGCACCGCGGCGAGCGGACGAGCGGGGACAGACGGGGCGGGAGTCCGCCCGGCAGGAGGTTCGGTCCCAGCCGCCGCCGCTGCCCCCGCTTGTGGAGTCGCCGCACCCAGACCTGGCTGTGTGGTGGGTCGGGAGGAACCCGGCCCAGGTGCCGGCGAACGTGGCTGCTGTCTGTCGATGACCTCCTGGCGCTTGGCCAGAATCATCGGCTGGCTAGGGTCGATCTCGGCCATCCCGCGGGCGCGCAGTTGCTCATTGACGCCTCCGACCGCCTCTGCGAAAGACGTGGCGCGGAACCGTCCACCCTCGTTGACGTAGGCGAGCCCGTGCTGATCGAGGAAGAGCGCCCCTCCACCGAAGGTGAACTGGTAGAGCTTGTTGTCCCCGAATGAAATGACGTGCGTTGGCGTCAGCACGCGAGCCCACTGCTCCGGCAGGAAACGGCCGGCGATCGAGCCCGCCTCGTCTCCCGGGATGGGAGCTATCCGGTAGGGCGGCAGGTCGACCGTCGGCTGCGCGACCGGAGCTAGAGCTGTTTCCTTCGCCTGTTGTACAGTCGCCTTGCTCCGGTTGACGTCCTCGGGAGTCGCGAATCCCGGCCGCTCCTTCTTCCGGTACCAGATCGTCGTTCCCTCGAACTTGAGGTCGTACTCGGCGCCGGGCAGACTCTCCCCGCCCTTTGCCTTCACGAATCCGGGTCCCCAGTGCTCCGGGTAGTCCTTGCCTGCGATCGGGGCTGCTGGGGCCGCCGGAGCCTTCCCAGCGGGCGCCTTGACCTCCGCCGGCGGAGCGCCGACGATCTCGCGATTGGTCGCCCACAGCTTCTCGCGTGCGTTCTTGGCGATCAGGTTGGCGCGCTGCGGGTCTGTCTGCTTGATCTGCTTCGCGGCCTCGATCTGGTCCTGGTACCACGCATGAATCTCCTTCGCCTTGGCGACCTGCTCCGGCGCGAGCTCGTGGGACTGCACCTCGCCGCCGATGTCAAGGAGACGTCGCACCGGCTTGGTGGCCTGGTCAGCCTGCGGCACAGGCTCCGGCGCCTCCGGCACGACTACGGTAGTGGCGTCCGGCGGCGGAGCGGCCGCCGCGGGCCGCGCGGCCTCCGCGGGTGCCTCTGCCGGGGGGAGCAGTTGCTCCTTCGCGATGACGCGCTTCAGGGCGTCGGGGTAGTCCAGGCCCTCCTGCTCCATGATCGACCGGGCCTCGGCGATCATCTCCTCGGTCGGCTTCGCCGTCTCGTAGGATCGCACCCCTGCCTTGCCGCCTTCGTAGACGCGCATCGGCGTCGAAGGCGGCGGGCCTTCCTTGGCCGGGCCGAACGGTGACGGCCCGTAGGTCGGGAGGATGTCGCGCCTGGCGTGCGCCAGCATGAGCGCATCCGGCCAGTCGATGCCCTTCTCCTCCTGGAGCTGAAGTGCCTGGTGGAAGAGGTCGTCATCATGGGCGCCGGCGGGGACGTCGCGGACGGGCTCGAAGAAGTTCGGGTCCTGCCCGCTGAGCACCTTCTGGGCGCGGGCCATCCCCTGTTGCATCGCGCGCTTTCCGTCCGGCGTTTGGGTCCAGGCGGCGAACTCATCCTGCGGGCTCAACGGCTTGGCAGCAGAGGGGGCCGGCGCCGGCTCTTTGGGTTGCGCTTGCGGCACGGCGGGGCCAGCCGAGGCCGGCGCGGGTGTTGCCGAAGCACTCGATCCTGGCGCCGACCCGGAAACCGTGGCTTGAGCGGCTGTCTTTCGAGCTGCAGCGGCCTCGGCGGTGTCGAAGATCGTGGCGTACCTGTAGTCGGGCCCCATGAGCTCCCGAGCCACAAACTCGAGCGCGAGCATGGACTGGTGGCTTGGAATCCCCTTCCCGACAGTTTCGGCAATGACTTGGTCGATGCCACGTAGCGCCGCCGTCTTCCGCCTGGGCGAGTCGACTAGCGCGTCGACATAGGCATTCCACCGGGCCCGCGCCGCCTGAGCGCGGATGAGGCCAGGATCGGTGCCAGCCTGCTTGCCCGCATCCTTCACGCCTTTCGACGCCGTGTTGGCTTCATCGCGCATGAGCTGCGACTCGACGAGGAAGTCGAAGTCCTTGGTGGAGAACGACGGGCGCCGCATCCAAGAGTCGGCAAACTCCGCCATGCTCAGCGACAGAAGCCCGTTGGCGACGTCTGGGTTCGTCTGAGCCTTCTCCGCGAGCGCGGGGCCGAGTTCGCGCGCAAGCTCGATAGCTTCGGGTCCGTAGCGCTGCCGCATCTTCTCCAGGATCTCTGGCTTGATCTCGTCGACGCTGCGCATCGAGCGCTGGACCCAGGAGACTCGGCGTGCCGCGGTCTCCATGTCCCGGATGAGGCGTGGATACTTGAAGATGGACGCGAACAGCTTCGGATTCTCGGCGATCGCCTTGCCGAGCATGACCGACTTCCGGCCGGCTCCGAGCGCGAAGAACGGATCGCCGAACAGGAAGCCCGCCGCGTGCCCAAGAGCTTTCACCGGATAGCCACCGGCCGACGGGTCTATGCCGAACGCCGACGTCAGCCCATAGATGCCGAGCTTCGCCAAGCTGGCCGCATCCCCTGAATCCGCGAGGCGCGCGATCTCGGCAGAGTTCGGTCCGAACTTGGCGTCGACCCACTTGTTCGGGAACACCCCGTAGGTCGCCGCGTCCAGGAGGTCGATGAACGGAATCTCGCGCGACGGGTCCCCGTTGACCATCGCCGCGGAAATAGAGATCGCGTGCTTCCGATCCAGTTGCGAAACGCCAGCCAGCACCCCGCGGCTACCCTTATCCAGAAGTCGGATCGCGGCGCTCCCGATCTGCTCGATCCCTTGGATCGCCTGGAGCTCGTCGGCTGCTTCGGCCGCCCCTGGTCCGCCGGCCTTCGCCTGCGCGTCCAGCCGATCCTTGTAGCCGGTGTAGGCACGCTGACCCGCTGCGATCGCGTCCGGGATGAGGTTGGTGTCCTGGTGCGTAGGATCGAACGAGAGTGAGTTCGCGGGCGCTCCGCCGGCGAGACGATCGAGCGTGTCAGCGCTGGCTGCGTCGAGGTCGTGAAGCGTCCTGCCAGACTGGAGCGCACGGATCGCGCCGACCGCCCGGCTTTGCGCCTGGTCCCCGGCGGAGCGGGCGTACACCTCGGACGCCGGCATGTCTGCGGCGGTGCGAGGCGCGTGGTAGCCGCCGTACTTCTGGTCGAAAATCTCGAGTTCGCGGACCCTGTCGACATAGATCCCGCGAGACTCTGCCGCGGCAATGCGCTCGGAGAACGCTGCGTCGAACGCCCGGTAGGGGTCACCGACCCTTCCGGTCTTGTTCATCCAGTTCTCGATCGACTGGCGTGACGGATAGGTGGCCATAATCAGCGCGGCCCGGGTCGGGGTGGCATGTCGTCCCACGAATCCAGCTGGCTGTCACCGTACTGCAGCTCAGGATCGTTCAAGTAATCCCGCAACGAGAGTGGGGGCAGCCCCATCGCTCCGCGCTCTCGATTCGTGAGCTTCCACAGCTCCGGCTGTAGCTCCTCAGGCACCGGAGCGCGCTCCACGCGCCTCGTCACCAAGTTCATCTCCTCGAGTTCTGGGTGCATCCGGTAGAACTCGTCGCGCGCTGTCCGCCTGGCAGACGCCGACCCGGCGGTGGGAACGGAGCTGGACCCGAACCTCTCGGGGTGCTCCGTGCGCGCTTTGAAGTAAACCGCCTGGGCATCGCGCTGGGCGCCGAGAGATCGCGCGGCGTTGGTCTCCTCGCGCAACCGATCGAGCTCCGCCTTCGCGGTCTCTCCTGCGTATGCTGCTGTCGGATCCAGCGCTTGCTTGAGGACTGACGACAGCACAGGCTCGAGATACTGGCTTCCGATCAGAGAATGGATGCGCGCGGCCGCGGCGGTGGGGCCGAGCTTCTTGAAGTCGTCCAGCGACGTGCTCAGGACGGCTTCGATCTGCTTCCGGGCGCGCTCCTGGGCATCCGGCGCCATGCTCTCGAGTGCGGTCGCCAGCCCCTCCAGCTCCTTCGACTTCACCGCGCGGGCCAGCGACTTCAGCCCCGGGACGTACTGGCTTGGGTCGGGCGACGAGGCGCCCGCGGCGTACACGCTGAACCCAGCCTCGAGAGCGGCACGGTCGAACTGGGTCGGCTTGTGCTCGACCTGGCCAGGAATGCCCTGCTGGTTGAGGATGTAGTTCTGCGCCGTCTCACCCAAAGCAGGGAAGTAGGTGGCCATCATGCGATCGCGGCGATCCTGGGCAGCGGCAGCCTCGGCCCGATGCTGGCGACCGAGTTCTTCCGCCGCCTTGGTGTAGCCACTGGCGAAGCCGGCAGACGCCTCAAGGCCCTGCCCGTACTTCTTCCCGATGAGCCCAGCGATCGCGGCGCCGGCGATCGGCACGCCGAACCCAGTGAGGATTGCCCGGAGCTTGCTGTGATGCGCCTGCGGATCTTCGGGGGCCGAGACGTCTGGGACTCCGGCCGTCTCGATCGGGACGTCTTGAGCAGCCGCGCGAAGCAGCTCGACGTAGTGCGAGGGTCGCTGACCCTTGGGCTGAGCCTGCTCGCGGTTCACAGGAGGTACCAAGGCGCGTTCGCAGCGCTCTCACCAAAGGACGAGAAGATCGCTCCCCAGTCCGTCGGCGTCTTTTCCTTGGTGACCGTCGTCCGCGGCGCGAGGTTGACCCGTAGAGCCTGCATCTGGGTGAGAAGGCCCGGGTTCGACGCCCACTGGTAGCCCTGGATCTGCGCCAGGAGTCGCTGAAGACTGTCCTGCCGGCCGCTTTCGGCCAGAGCGAGCTTCTGACCTGCCGCGGTGGCTCCGGCCGAGTTGACGACGTTCGCGAGATTCGCCTGGAGCCCCCGCTGTGCGATCCCGAGCTGGGTCGGGACGAACGACCCGACGAGCGCTCCGCGCGACGCGGCCTCGTCATAGACCGCCCCCTGCGTTTCCTGGAACGAGGAGCGCAGAGCGTCACCGGCCGAGCGAACTGTTCGCCCAAAGATTTCGTCGATCAGGGCGGCGCCGCCGGCCGGGACCGAAAAGCCTGGCGCGTTCGACAGGTTCTCGATCCCGTGGAATCCAGCGAGGTAGGCGCTCTTCGCCATCTGCTGCAGAAACAGCTCGAGCTGGTCTGGCGGCGGGGCGTCAATCGTCTGCGTGGTGCGGCTCGTGCTCGTAGGCATGTCACACCTCTTGGTTCATCGTCACGCCGTAGCTCTGCGTGTCCGCGGAGCCTCTACCCTCGGCGAACTCACCTACTACTACTACTTTGTCGGCGACCACCTTAGCACCAAGAAATACCGCCGGCTCGTTCGTTCCTTCAGCCGGGTCGGCAAGGAAGTTGGCCGGCAGGGGGAGGTCGACCCAGGTGACGGGTAGCGTGCGAGATGCGCCTTGGTCCCACACCGGAGGCTGGTCTGGAAAGATCAGCAGCTTCAGGTACCCAACCCCACCGACCAACACGCGGGCCCCGAATACGGACCCGGTTTCTTCACCGGAGATCGGAACCATGAAGCCCGGCTCAGACGGAAGGCCCGGTGACAGAGCGACGAACGGCCAGGCGTTTGGATCGGCAATTGGATCAAAGTCGCTCTGGAGCAGGCAGACGTGCGGCGCTGGGAACTCGAACGGAGCGCTGTAAGTCCCCGTTTTTCCGAATGCCAACCCCTTGGAAAATTGACCGCCGACAAGCACCCAGCCTCCGAACGAAGCCATCACGGTGACGGGGGCGTCGACCCCGAGTGCTCCCAGGCCCCCACGCTGGAACGTGAGTGGCTGGAACTCCGTCGCGTCATTGGCTGCGCCGCGAAGTATCGCGAGGTGTCGCGCGTTTGCGCCGACGAACCCGGTGACTCCATCCCAGCCGTCTACCTCGTGGAAGTTCCCTCCAATCAGGATCGCGTCTCCAAGCCTGGCCATGCAGTAGACGATGCCCGTTGCTCCGCCCTCCTGCCGCGACCTCACGCCGTAGATTGCTCCACCGGCGAGAGGCTGCTCCCAGAGTCCGGTCGACGGGTTGTACGGACAGATGCCTTCGACAGAGATCGAGCTCCCCGCGTCGCTGCGCTTGACCGTGGTCATCACGCCGCCGGCGAGGATGTGCTGACCGTGTTCGATCAGCGCGTTGATTTCTGCCGCCCCGGGCGAGGTGGGCCCGCCGATCTGAGAGAAGGATTTTCCGTCCTCTGTAACCGTGATCCGCTCGAAGTCGATGCCGGACGTGCGGGCAGCGTTGGTGGTGAACGAGCCAGCGATGTACAGCTTGTTCCCCGATTTGAGCATCCTGGACACGGACCCATTGAGCCCCGGGCCGTACTGCTCCCAGTACGCACCGGCGAACGCGGCGATGCGCTGCACTGGCCCCTTGAAGTAGGTCGAGATCCAGGTCCCAAGCGCAAACCAGCCAGACTGGCTGAAGTCCCCGCCGGCTACGAGTCTTCCCTTGAACGTCTCCACCGCACGGACCGGCGCGTTAAACCCGTGCGCGACCGCCTTCCACATGCGGGCGGCGAGCACCGCCTTGTTTGCCGTCCCCTGGTCGAACACCCAGAACGAGAAGTTCCCGACCCGGCGGTTCCTCCACGGCGTCTGTGCCGTGGGTACGCTCTCAGCGCCGGCGGTGAGCAAAGCGAGGTCGCACATGGCCACGTTCGACCGCGTGTGACCATACCGGTGCACGTCCGGCTTGTGGGTGTCCGACCTGAAGTTATACGGGTTCGACACCTGCTCCTTAGCACGAATGGCGGTAGTGACGCCCCTGCCGAACCCATTGCCCTCGATCCGGTTTGATCCGAGACAAGACCCGGAAGGATCGTCCACGTCGATCCCATAGGTGAACGAGACGTTGCTCGACAGACCTCCAGAGATCGAGTTCCCAGCGATGATGTTGAGCCCTGAGTGGTCGACGCGAATTGCGGCCGGCATGGCGTAGTTGGCGGTTGGATCTTCAGCGGCAATCTGATTGTTCGTGACCACCGACCACGCGCCGCCGACGCCGCTCGGCGTATTCGACACGCGAATTGCATAGGCTCCCGATCCACCAAACCCGGAGAACGCGCAGCCATCGACGATCGTTCCGGCGTTGAGGATCTGCAACCCCATCCCAGAGGTGGCTACCTTGCCGTCGAATGTGCAGTCGATGATCTGTGTGCCGACAAACCCCGTTGGGTCCTCGAGGTAGATGAACGACGTCGGGCGCTGCGTGTCCGACGATCCAGAGGAGATGAACACGGACCTCTGAACGATCGCGCGAGGCGCGTCCGAAGACCCTGAGTTCAAATAGACCCCGTAATGGCAGTTCTGGAACAAGCAGTTCCGAATCACAACGTTGCCGCCGTTGAACAGCGCCCCGATGTTGCAGCCGACGAAGTGACAATCCTCGAGGATCACCTCGCCGCGTCCCATCTGACCAGAGGCGGTCGGCAGCAGGAACCTGATCGGATTCGACCCCCCCGACGGAACGAGTGTGGACGTGCAGTCGAAGGTGATGCCACGGATGACCAATCGACCTCGAGCTCCACCGGTGGCGGCGAAGGTCGACCAGTTCCAGGCGCGATTGCCGACTACCAACCAGATCAGGGCCGTTGCCTGGCTCTTGATGATGGTGCGGCCGGCGCCGGCGCCCTCGATGGTCAGATTCGGGGCGACTGAGACGGAGGTGGCTCCGTCCTTCCAGGTGTAGGTGCCGGCCGGAATCCAGCAGACGTTGCCCTTGATTTCACCTGAGCCCGTATAGGCCGGGGCGTAGTCCAGCCACGCCTTGTCGATCGCGGCCTGAAGTGCGGCGGGGAAGTTCGCCGCGTTCGCCCCGTACATATAGGACGCGACGTTCCGAGCCCCGAGCATGATCGAGCCAGTGCTCGAGCCAAGGTCTCGCGGAGCCCCCCCGGCGCCTTGGAGGACGAGGTCAGACCGGAAGTTCAGATACCGGGCGAAGTCGACGGCGGAGAGGGCCTGGAGCTTCGACGCGATCGCGTTGAGCGCGGCGTTGCGCCGTGCCGGCGTGATCTCCTTGCCTTCCAGCAGCTCGCGTACTTCGTCGGGAATCTCGAATGCCATTATGCGTCCGCCTCCGGGATTCCAAGCGCGTAGTGCGCGTTGCCGTACTCGAGGGTGTTCTGTCCGCGATCGAGGAGCGTGACCGAATCGTCGGTGACCCGGACGTCCCCGGTGCCAAAGTTCTGCGAACCGATGATCCCATGCACGCGGTTCCACGTACCGCCTTCGATCTGCACTCCGAACGTGGCGTGGCCGATCGAGGCGACGATGGATACGACGTTAGCGACCGTGCAGTGGTCGCAGCTTTCCAGCATCACGCCCGGTTCCTTGCGCCCGCCCTCGCTGACACAGTCGAAGACGAGGCTGGAGTAGAGGTGCACCTGGCGGCACCCCTTGAATACAACCCCGCTGCCCAGGCAGTCGGTGATGTACCCCTGGACCGACCCTCCCTGGACGTCGCGAAGAAGAACTCCGTTCTCGGCCTTGCGCACGTTGATCCCGCGCGCGTTGACCGCGGTGCTACCGACGATGCTCACGCCAGGGCCAGGGTAGATCCCACCGTCCGGCACCCAGTAGTTCACCGTGTACACGGACAGGCCCGTGCAGCCAGAGGCGTCAAGCGCTGTCTTGGTCGAGTTGGCGAACAGCGTGTCCACGACGCATCCCTTCGACTGAACGATCGAAACCCCCTTCGCCATGCCGGGCCCCGAGTAGCAGTCGCGCACAGTAACCCGCTCTGACTGGATGACCAGAATCCCCGTGTTGCTCGCGCCGGCGGCGTTCTCGAACGCGAGCCCCTGGATGGTGACGCCACTGGCGGACTGAACCGCCAGAGCAGGAGCGCCGGTCTCGGTCGTGTTGTTGACTCGAATGATCGACTCGGGTCCAGACCCGCGGATCGACAGGTTCGGCGGGACAGAGATCCGTCGCGTGACGTTGTAACGGCCGGCTGGGAAGTAGGCTAGGCCGAGCCCCTTGCTCGCCATCCTGTTCAGCCCGGACTCGATCGCGTCGGATTCGTCGAACGCACCTTGGCCCTGCACGCCGTAGTTGCGGATGTTCCCGACCCCGGTCCAAGCGTTTGCGGCACCCAGGATCGATCGTCCACTGAGATCGATGTCTGAGTCGAACACGATGCGGCCCTGGGCATCGCGCTCGAGCGCCGACGCCGGTATGCCCTGGCTGAGCCAGTTTGCGAGCGACAGCCAGATCGCGTACTCGTCAGAGGCGTTGAGCGGATCTCCGTCCGCATAGATGACCGGCGGAACCCAGGTTGACATTGCTACCTCGTGAGTCTACGGCCGTCGAGCCACATCGCCATCCAATCGACTGTGGTGAGGACTTGAGCGCCACCGGTTGAGTAGAACGACACAAGCCCGCTTCCCGTTTCTCGACCAGTTGCGGTGGGCATCGTTGCGGCCACGGTGTTGGTCCAAAGCTCCGACCCGGAATCGTTGTAGAGATAGAACGTCGCTCCGCTGGCGTCTGAATTCACCTTGATGCGAAGGCGGTACCACGTCGCCGTCGAAACGGTGTACGTCGTCCCAGTGGAAGTCCTAGAAGAGTTGGAACTCGATTTCCCGGTGAGGGTGGTCCCGACGATTGAAGCGTAGACCCCATCGACCGATTCAGTGGTGGTGCCGTCGATGAAACCTATGTAACTGGTGACGTTTGTCGTGTTGGTCAGGAAAAACGTCGCCTCGAAGCACTCACCTCCAGAGATCAGAATGGAGGTGACGTTGGTGCCAAGGTTCAGGACCACGCCCGAGCTGGCGGACACTGAGCTGCTGAGCGAGAGCTGGCCAGGATGGTGCATCGTGCCTGCCACGGCTGCACAGGTTCCAGAAGCGATCGCCGTTCTCTGCCACGGATCGATGTTCGACATCGTGGTGCCGGCGTCGATGAAGTCCCACCAGTAGAACGGGCGCTTTCGAATCCCGTCTACAACCTCACCCCAGTCGATTTCTGACGCCCCGGCGGCATCGTCGACCAGCTCACCTCGATCGACGGAGTTGTCCGCCAGCTCGGCGTTCCCAACGCCATCCGTAGCGATCTCGGAGGAGCCAACGGCATCGGCGGCGATCTCCGAGGAGCCAACTGCATCGGCGGCGATCTCGGAGGAGCCAACGGCGTTCGCCGCGATTTCGGCGGCGTCTACTCCGTCCGTGGCGATTTGAGTGGTCCCGATCCCTCCGGTTGGAACATCGAGTTGGATCTCTGTTTCGTCGCTTCCAGAGTCGTCGTTCAGCGTGGTCGCGATGGTCGCCGTTCCGACGAAGTTCATGTAAGACCTGGCGGTCTTGTCAGTGCCGTCGTCCCGAAGTCCATGCCCGCCACCAGCAGCAGTCGCGTCTACCGCTGGAGCCCAGATGGTCCCGTTCCACTTGAGCACCTGATTTGATGATGCACCTGCTTGGCCGATGGCTGCTGGGGCCAGGGTTCCGTTTGCCATCGCCACAGCCTTGGAGAACGTCGCGGGCTGTTTGACCAATAGAGTGTCTGAGGTCGAGCCAGTCCCAAACTCTGAGTCTCCGACCACCTGCAGCGATCTACCGCCGTTCGCGGTGTCACCATGCGCGTATACAGCGACGTTCTTCGACGTCCCGTTAGCGGTCGCTGATTGGTCGACGTAGATGCCATACTCCGTCGCGCCGGAGGAGACCGCTGCCGGGGAAGCGGTCTCGACCTTGAGCGCGGACGACGTGAACTTCCGCGTCCCCGTAGCACGGTAGAGGTGGGCGCCATAGACCTTCCCGGTTCCGCCCCAATTGATCTCCTGCCCGTACTGGATCGAGCCCGTGTCCGCCTCCGCGGTCATGTCGAGGTTCACGCCGTTCGCTGCCGGCGACGTCACGCCAGAGGCTCTGGTCAGCGAGATTCCAACCCCGCCCCATCCTGAAAGACTGAGGCCGGTACCCTGCGTGCTCCCCGCGGTGCCAGTGAGCTCGATCGCCTTCCCGCTTGAGCTGGCCGTGCCCTCTGCAAGTCGGATCGCTGCGTTAGATCCAGACGGCTGTGTCAAATAGACTTTGTCGGTGCGGAGCGTGGCCAGAGAGAAGGTTGCGGTGGAGTCGAGGGCGGTGGGCTTCACTTCCTGATCGATAATCGCGTACTGGTCAACCGATCCGAGCGGGGGCCGGGCCTGGTCGAGAATCACCTGCTTGGCGATGAACGTATCCGCCACGGCCGGGCTTCCAGAGGTGAAGTACAGAGAGAACGCTGCTCTGCCGTCGGTGGCGACCGGAGACAGCTTCTCCGCCGGGGCAGCCCACACGCGCGCGGTCTCGTCGTTGCGGAGCATGAACCCGTAGCCGGCGGTGTCGACGCGAGAGAGCCCACAGCAAGAGTCGAGCACGGCGCGGATGCCGATGGTGTTGCCCCCGGTGAAGTCCAGCGAGATCGCCGTCTTCCTCGAGGTCGGGGAGACGTACTTCGAGATCGAGTTGAGCCGCGGGACTACCTGATCGCTTTCGGTCTCGGCAGAGGCATCACCCACCCACCTCATCACCCCCAAGCTGAGGAGTAACAACGTCAGGAACGCCCTTGCTAGAGTCCTCGAAGTTGATGACGTCGACATTGGGAGTCTTCCCTCCTCTGTGCTGCTGCGCGACCTGAATGTTCTGGACCAGGTACTCAACCTCGAGTCCGGCCAAGTCGAACGGGTGATACGTTGGAACCTCGATCTGAAGGGAGAGCGTCGTCCCGACGCCGTCGATGTCGAGATGCTGACTCGCCAACTGGTTGTCGATGCCGGCCAGATATGCCGACTGGTTCTTCGGATTGTCACCCAAGACGATCCCGCCCGGGTCGGTCCGCCTGACCAAGAGGAACGCGGCCGAGTTCGGGTTCAGATGGAAAGTTCTCTCGTCTCCGCGGCGCTCCCAGTCATGCTCATCTCCGGCCAGGTCGCCGAAGTGATCCTTCTCGTCGACGTGCCATCGGATCGTCCCGAGCTGCGCGGCGCCGGACGTGAAGTAGATGCTGACCGATCTCCAGCTCTTTGCGACGCGCGGATCTCCCGCGTCAAGGATGGGGAGAGTGACCACGCCGGGGTAGGCGTGCATGTAGTCGTGGTAGACGGCGTAGTCGGCCCCAGCCGGAGGAGAGGCCCAGTTGTCGTGGTTCGACCGCGTGTCCAACGTGACAACGGTGGTGTTCACCTCGGCCGAGTCCGGGCGAACGCCGGCGATGACGTGAGGCTCACCGAAGCCATGAATTTCTTCGGCCACCGCCAGGCAAGACGCGGGGATTTCCCACGTCGACCAGCGTTGCGATTGCTGGTGGTAGACGAGGACGAGGTCTGGCTCCGCCACCTTCGCGCGCATGGGACCGCGCGACATCGGAACGGTGATGAGCACCAAGCCCTTCCTGGCAAAGTAGGTCACCCAGCAGCGGGCGAGATCCTTCGGGTCAATGCGTGCCCACAGCTTTCGAATCGGGTACGAGAGGAAAGACTCCTCGGTGTCGCCGAACTTCTGGGTGGTCGCAAGGGAGTGAACTCCCTTCTCCGATACGAAGATGAGGTCGTTACCGGTCGATGCGACGCCATGCGGCGAGCAGCAGCCGATGTTCGCGAACACCGTTGAAACGGAGAAATCACCGGCAGACCGAACCTCCGGCTCGCTCATGGAGTGCCGGGTGAACACTAGCTGCTTCCCGTAGAAGCTGGGCGCGATCGCCGTTACCGGCTCTCCCCTCCAGTCGTCCACTGAGTAGAATCCGCCGCCGTGCCCGACGTCGTCCGGCTGAAAATCTCGCCATGCTCCAGCCTTGGAGAAGAAGACGAGAGAGCCCTGGGCGACGTACAACCTGTTCTTGTGGTACGCGACACAGGACCCGGCCGGGATCGTGGATTCGACCCTTCTGGACAGGTCTGAGCGAACGGAGATGGGCGATCTGTCTTCCTGCGCGATCAGAAGCTCGTTCCCCACGATGACGTATGACACCGCCTGGCCAAAGGCACCTCCGGCGTAATCCGACGTGAGCCCATCGCTGATGTCGTAGCAGTAGCCGTCGGTGTACAGGAAGTGAGCCTGGCTGCGCGAGGAGAGCAGCGGCGTCAGGATGTCAACCGACACGACCAAGAACTCGGCGTTCTGGGGCGCGGCGAACCGGCCGACGAAGATGCCGGCCACGTTCGATACCGAAGAGTCCGACGTAGCCGGCCAGCCCGATCGGACAACGTCTGTGACGACGTTCCTCCATCCCGGGATGCGGTGGACCAGCGCGCGGCATCCACCACGCTTCCGGGTGGTGCCCCGCTCGCTTGGGGTCATGTTCCGCAACCCCACCGCTGCCACCCCGGGGTCGACGCGCTCGTACCCATCGGCCGACACAAGCGTCGGCCGCCAAGGCATGAGGCTCAACCGCTGGGTGACCGCGCTCACGACGACCAGTGACTCCGATCGCTGGCCGGGACGATGGCGGCGTTGTCCGTCGTCATGCGGAAGGCTGCCGTCATCGCTTGGTAGCCAGCTTCAAACGCCTTCGCGTGCAGTGCGGCCTTCTGCGGGTCCGGTCGGAAATCCACGAAGAACGCGAACATCGCCCACGAGAGCAAGATTTCTTCGTGGGCTTCGGGGATGGAGGGAACGTCAGCGTCCGCCACCAGATCGTTCCCGATGGTGAAGTAGTCGAACGGGATCGTCTCGTTGTACGTCGGCGGCGGGCCGATGAGGAGGAACCGGCGCAGAGGCGCCGAAGCTGCCACCTGATCCACCGAGATGTCCAACCCCCAGATCGTCGCGAGGCACGGCTCCGAAGCCGCGAAGAAGTCCGGCTTGAACTCCGACTCATACACCCGAGAACGAACGAACCGGTCGAGATCCAGACCTTGCATCCGCTCCTGGATCAGCGTGTTCGCCTCGGTCAGCGGAGCGTTGAAGTCGGCCGGGAGTAGGTACCCCTCCTGGAATACATCCGCTACCGCGGCCGAGGTGACAGTGTCGATGAGGGCAGGCTCGATCGTGCAGGTGTCCTGATCGCTCACGTCCGTAATGCGGTAGACGTGGTTGCTCGAGCCTGTCTCCCGAATCCGAATGAACGCCCCGATCGCTCTGGTGTCCGTGAACGGATTGGCCGACGTGAAGTTGATTGTCGTGTCACCGGCCGTGGCTGCGTCGATAGCAGCGCCCGTCAAGGTCGGGAAGAGCAAGAGCTCCGATTCCTTGCGCAAGAAGTCCCAGTTCAGGTCGGTGCAGATTGAGGCGTGGATCAGCCTGATTTCGGCCGCGATGAACAGGGCCGCGTCGTCGGCATCTACCGCCAGACCGGAGATCGGAGAGTAGTTGGCGACGCGACGTCGAACAGCGTTCACGAGCTGCAGAAGGTTCCGCATCAGATGTTCCTCCCGAACTGGCTCGACCAGAAGAGTCGGTCAGTCGATGAAGGCTCGATCGAGGGGAGCTGCCGGTACCTCTGAGTTGCGCGCTGCTTCCGCTGTGCCAGCATCGTCGCTACCTGCGTCTTGGTTGAAGCGCGCTCGGCGTAATCCTGGCCCGCCGGGCTTCCGGCCGGGGCCCCCATCCCGATCGTCGCGTAGTAGGATGCGGCCGCCCGCTCCACCACCGAAGCCAAGTAACCCACTGGGACGTCGACGAGCACTTCCCCCGTTTCATCCAGAAGGCTGTTGGGCTTCTTCTTGTACATGATCCAGGCTGCCGCGTCGGTGTCAGGAAACGGATCAAAGACGATCCTCTGGTGCTGGGTGGAATCCTGATCCTGGGCTCGCACACAGTAGCGCGTCGGCTGCGACAGCTTGATTCGGTCGGGCCGGTTAGCTCGGATTGAACGAATCTCCTCGAGAGAGGCTGGCCAGACCTTGTTGTGCCTGGACTCATGGCCGGTGAGGTCGAACACTCGCACCTGCCGGACGTCGTCAACGTCGGCTGGAAGAGCGTACTCGTCCTGGCCGTAGCTGATGTTCACGGCCGGGGAGACGTTGCCGCGGTCGTAGCCGGTGATGATGGTCGCGTGCGTCGCGTTGGTCGCATTGACCCTGAGAAGATCGCTGCCATAGGGCGAACTGCCGGAGAGCACCACCTTGCCGTTTCGAGAAAGCGCCAGCGAGTCGTGCCCCGTGATGGCCGTCTCGAAGATGGATGCCCCGGCGGTGATGACGCTTGAAGTAACCGTTGCCGTGGTGACGCCGACCGACCCAGCGACAAGCCGGACGTAGCTCGTGCGCTCCAGGAACCACCAGTCGGCCAGGCCACAGAACCATCGGTGCGATTCGTCGAGCAGCCGAAGGACTTCTTCTTGCTCTGGAGTCATCCCGTCGAGAGCGTCTGGCTTCCCAACGCGCAGCTTGTTACACAAGAGCTGCAGCAAGGTGAGATTTGTGAACTGCGCCACGGAACCCTCCTATCGGAACTTGAACTCCACTCGAGCTGCTGATCCGATTGGTCGGATGTACAAGGAATCGACGTCGTAGTCGGCGAACCAGTGAGCGTCAACCGTGTCTGCCGCGGCGGCAATCGACGTGGTGTACCGAATGTTCAGGCCGCTGTAGACCGTAAGCTTCGTGGTGTCGGTCAGCGCCGGAGAGAATATCCGAATCGCGACCCCACCCTCTTTGCAGGAGAGATAGCTGGTGCCAGCCTGGAAGTTGCGGTAGGTGCCGTTGTAAGCAAACGGCATCGCCTTCGATGTGTAAGGGACGATCACCGTCCACTTCCCGGTCGGGACGTAGACCTCATTCTCGCACGCAACCGGCCCGCCGAAGAGCGTCTGATTGGCCTTCCCCTGCTTGGTGATGTGCATTCCAGAGGGCATCACCGTGCCTGCCGAGGTTGGCCGCGACGCGACCGCTGATCCAACCGGAGCGGATTGAACGAGGAGTAGCGCTACGGCCGCAAGTAGCGTCTGGCCGAGTTTCCTGAACATGGACCCTCCTTGCGCAGTTGACGGCGCGCTTCGTCGAGTTCGTGCTGCACTCGCTGCAGCGTCTCCAAATTCCGTCGCAGTTGCTCAGACGCATTCGCGTTGGCCCTGCTCAGCTCCTCCATCGCAGTCGTCTTGCGCCGGTCTTGGTCCCGAAGCGTCTGGATTTCCGCCGACAGGCTCCTGATCCCAGCCTCGGCTTGATCGAGCTTCGCCTTCCACTTCGCCTGCTCTTCGGCTAGAGCCCGTCCCGAACGCACTCGAGCGATGGAGAGCTCTTCGCGCGCTGTGGCCGCGGCTTGTCGCTCCTGCGTGAGCTCCTGGCGCAGCGCCGCGTGGGCTTCTTTCGCCTCTTCGAGCGCAGTCGACAGGTACCCCTCGCGAAGTTGGAGCCTGGAGACGATCTCTTGAATGCTTGCCAGCGCGGCGGCCTGCTCGTCGCACTTGGCCTTGGTGGCCAAGTCAGCGTCTTGAATCTGCCGCCGGCGATCAGCCGCCAGGGCCGCGGCTGCGGCCTCTGCCTGTGTCAGTTCAGACGAACGGCGGGCGAGAGCATCCTCACGAATGAGGAGCTCCCGTTCCCGCCGCTCGAGGTCCAGTTCCCTCTGAGCAGCCTCGAGGTCAACCCTCTCGGCCGCGTCGTCCATGACTAGAAGCGCCGCGTGTAGCGCATCTCGAGCCCGACCACGACGAACTCGTTATCCGAGGCCGTCGTGACGGTCGGGACGCCCTGAACGTAGAGACCCTTCTCGTGATCGGACAGGGTGTTGGCCGCCAAGTACGCGCCCGACTGCGTGGTCAACGACTCCAACGAAGCCGCCACAACAACAAGCTGTGTGCTGTTCGCGGTCATTGCCGCGATGTTGTCGGTTGAGACGTCGGCAGCCCCAGCAGGGGTTTGCGGCATCGCGCCGTACTTCATCGCCCAGTCGAGCTTGTCCGAGGCAGCGGTCATCCCTGCCTTGCAGAAGATCAGCCAATCGAAGTAGATCGCGGCCGAGAAGTCGACATCCCAGATCTCGGCAGCGCTGAGGAGGACGCCGAAGGCGTCCGCCGTAGCGTTAATGCCGAGTCCGGTGATGAAGAGCTCCTTGGAGCCCGTGCTTTCTCCGATCTTCCCCTGAGTGACAGGTTTCGTTCCGACCGTGTGCAGACCGGTGATTCCTGTCCCTGCGGTCACTTGGCCGCCGGCGAACCGAATCCAAGGAATGCCGCGCCTCCACGCCGTATTGGCCAGCGTGAAGTTCATCTGCGTGTTGCGTCGTGCGATGGTCATGGCTCCTCCTAGTTGGTCCCGTGAAGGACGGAACGCCAGGTGCGCCACTTGATCCCGAACATCGTCTCGACGGTGAAGGCGAGGCTCTTCTTGCGGAAGGACCTCTCCGACTCGAGCTGGATGCCCTGGCGCCGCATGAACATGCCCTTCGGGTTGCGCCCGAGGAGCGTCCAGTGCGTCGCCGAATCGAGATAGCGCCACCAGATCGGAGTGACGTCGCCCATACCCTTCTGGAACACGTTGACCGCGTTCTCAGCCGTGTCGGAGCGAAGCTGTGAACCCATGACCTCCGTCCACTCGGCCTCGAGGCCCGCGGCCATCACGCAGCGGGTCGGGAAGTCGATGGTGGGCAGACCGATCTCGTTCGTCTGCGCCTTCATCATCATCACGGCCGCGGCCATCGCGGAGTGACTGAAGTCGGCGTTCAGGAAGTTCGAGACCGTGGTCGATCCACCGAGGACGTTTTCGGTGATGGAGTGGTCGGTCGCAGCCAGGGCCTTGCCGTCGTACAGCAGGTAGTCCCCGGACGCGGTGCGGATGTTGTTGAAGAACAGCGCGGCGTAGTACTCCTCGGTCGCCATCGCCGAAGCCATGAGACCGCGGGCGCGCTCTTCACCGAGGCTGTCGACCTGGTCCATCAGGAACGGCTTGGTGAACGTCATCGACGCTCCGTACCAGCCGTAACGGATGGTGACCGACGGACCCGGCTTGTAGCTCAGCTCGCGCCAGTTCTCGGGCTCTTCACCCTCGAGCTTGTTCAGCAGGCCAGGAGGGATGACCTCCTTGTACGTCACCTCGTAGCCGTCGAGAGGCTGAACGTCGTAGATTTGCTGATACGCCTGAGGGGTCTTCTCGTACTCGTCGACCATCACGCCCTTGAGGTACGCGCTCCGGTCGGCGATGTAGCCGGGCCAGTTGGCACGGGACATTCGCATGGTCGGTACCTCCTATGCCTTGCGGGCTTCCGGCCAGCACTTCGCGTTGAGGAAGCGGAACCGGAGGTAAGGGTAGTCGGTCGTGTCGAGCGCCGCGGCGATCACCTTCTCGTAATAGCCGGGCTTCTCAAACGCGCCGGTGATGATCGCGCAGGCGCTCGACGAATCGAGCTTCGCCGCGATCCCTCCCTTCGCACGGTAGGCCGTGGTGTCGGGCGGGTACGTCGCGTGGTCGAGAGCAAGCGAGATTCCGTAGCCGATGTCGTCCGCGAGGACGAAGGCGACGGTTGACTGAGGCTGAACGCACTGGGCCCAGAACTCGTTGTCAGACGCGAGGGCGATGTCGATGCAAGCAGTCTCGCCGGCGGCGAGATAGCTCATCGCGACACCCACGATGTCAGCCTGGTTGGCCGCCGTGCTGTCGTTCAACAGGCGAAACCCGGCCGTCGTGTTGTAGATCACGTCGCCGGGGTAGATCGCCACGTTGCTCGATCCGTCGTGGGCCTTCGTGCGCAGAGCCGTCAGGCACGCCTCGCCGTAGACGTTGATCCCCGTGAGGTTCAACGGAACTGAGGTTGCCATTGTGAATCCTTCCTACCGGCATCCGTGCCGGTTAGAAGCGATCGTCAATCTTCTCGGGTGGCTCTTCTCCGACGCCCGTCCTGAATTTCGCCTCGAGGCCGTAGCCGATGGCATCGTTCGACTCTGGCAGGCCCGTGAGCGCAGCCCCCGGCCCTCCCATTCGATTCACGAGTCGATTTTGAGCCTTCAGTCGCGCCTCTTCCGCCTCGTTGTACTCCTCAGTCGGAATCCAGACCCAGACGTGGTCCTGCACGCGCACAAGCCCATCCTCGAGGACGGGGCTGCCGACAATGTAGGTCCCGTGGTTCTCCTGGTCTTCGCGGTACTGCTCGGCGGTGTAGCGTTCGTATCCCCAGTAGCGGCCCTTGGCAAGAGACGCTTCCGTGGGACACGCAAGGTGACGGTGCGGGGGAGGGTTCACCACCTCGAACGGATTCTTGAAACCGCCAGAGGTCATCCCTGAACGACGGTTGTACTTGACTGCCTTCTGCTTCGGTTTCACGCCGCGTGGTTTCTGGACAGGCGGCTTGGTGGCATCGGGTGTCTTGTTCGCTTCCGACACGGATTACCTCCCTCGGTAGGCGCGCGCTTCGCGCCGCCCAACCCGACGTTCATTGACCATCGCTCGCAGCCCTGCCTTCGAGGTGATGTGCATGGCTCGAGCGCGTTCCATCATTTCGGGGGTGAGGTCCAAGTCGGCATCGTCGTTGTCAGCCTGGCGCCGCGAAGAACTCGGCATCCGGCTGGAGTTGGCCTTGCGGCGGTCACGATTCCGAGCCTCGTTCGATTCTCGGCGGAGCTCATGCTCTGCGACTACGGCGGCTAGGAAGTTGAGTGCTGGCCCCTTCACTCCGGCTTGACTGAGGGTCGCATACGCCGCCTTCGCTTTCTGCGTCAGCGGGTTCTGTGCGTCGCTCAGGCGGTCACCGAAGTCTTGGGCTGCACGGGCGTCCCAGGCGTCCGATTGCATCCCGGCGCGAATCGAGTCCATCACCTCCTGGCCCAAAGCCTTCACGAGCGCGTTTCGACGCCGGCCCTCGAGGTAGTCAAGGATCGGCTGCCCTTCGGCGCCCTTGGCTTGTGCCAGTTGGCTCAGTTGCTCGTCGGTGAGAGAAGAGAAGGGGTCCGCCGGGTTCCCGCCTGCCTTATCCGTGCTGGCTGCTGGCGCTCCGAGCAAGCCCGCGTTCGCATCAGCGAACAGCGCCCGTAGCCCCGCGGGGTCTAGGGGCTTGGATGTGCCTTCGCCCCGGCGGTCAGTTCGGCGGTCCCCTTCTCGCTTCCGGCGGTCATCAGCCGCCGGCCGTTGTGCTGGTTCGTCGTCGTCCTCGTCGTCGAAGTCATCCTCGTCGCCGAGGTCTTCTTCGTCGTCATCGAGGTCTTGGCCGACCGGCACACCATCTTGAAAGTCGTGGATTTCGAGAGGCGGTCGTTCGTGCTTCGGATCATCCTTCGGCATGGAGCTTTTCTCCTAGCGTGGTGAGGTTTCCGCGCCGATTGGGCGCGTCTTTCATGGCCTCCTCGATCACTCGTTCGCACGCCGACCGATACTGCTCTTCGAACCCGAGACGGCGGAAAATCGCTCTGGCCGCTGCCTGCCGAACAGGAAATTCGGCTGGATCGTTCTCTCCGACCAGAGCGCGCAAGGCGTTGGACGCCTCCGCCTTCAGGATACGTTGATACAGTCGCCAGCCTCGCGAGTCAAGAAGGTCGAGAATTGCCTTGGCTGCGTCTGCCTCGCTGACCACCTCGTCGGGTTCTGGAAAGGCGTGTCCGCACACCTGGCAAGGCGGCGCTGTCACCGCGTCTTTGAATCCCATGCTTCCTCCTGCTGTTAGCCTACGGGCGCTGCTTCAACGCCCGGTTCTTGGATCATCGAACCGTTGACCGGCTGGTTGCTCGCCGCGCCCAGGCCCGGCCCGGAGACTCCTCCGCCGGGCGCTCCCATCGCTTGCTGCATCGCCTGCCGCTGTTGCACCGACATCATCTTCTGGTGGATCTCCATGTGCTCCTGGAGGAACTTCCTGACGTAAGGGAACTCCGCCGCGACGTCGCCATTCATGTCGGCGGCGTGCTCGGCGAGGTGCGCTTTGTGGTCGTCGCCGGCATTCGGCGGAACCGCCTCGCCCTGGACGAAGAACGCAAGCTCCTGCTTCGGCGTCCGCATGGGGTTCGCCCAGGCGTTCAGGTGCCCGATGAAGCGGTCCTTGTCCTCGACGCGGTCGCCGTCCAGCAGATCCTCAATGAGAGCGCGCTGCGCCGTCGGGACTTGCATGTTGGGGTTGGACACGAGGAGCTGGTATCGCATCGCCGCGGCCGCGCGCCTCATCTCTTCGTTCTGCGACGCTGCGTAGAGCGACGCCCAGAAGTCGTAGCCGGCGTTCAGGTCCGCCTGGGTGATGGTGGTCAACTGGTTCGCGCCGGAGACGCGGTACTCCATCTTCGGACCCAGGTTGTAGCGCATCAGGCGCCAGGTCTTCTCCCCGAGCGAGACGATGAACCGGCCGTACCTGGACACGTACCGCTGCCAGAGCGCCGCCCCTTGCGCCAACCGCATCGCGGTGTTGCCGGTGGTAGGCCGCCCCCCGGAGTCCGCTCCCACCTGCAGGTCAGAGATCGGAAGCAGCCGCTCGGCGAGGCCCCAGAGTTGCGCCTCGTTGCGGTAGTCGCTCGCGGTCGTCGCGTTCCAGGTCGGGAAGGTGACTCCAGACGCGGGGATGCCCTGCCCGGGCCGCGGCCGCATGTTGCCGGGGTTGAACCCCGAGAGTGGGTCGTACATGAAGAACGGGTTGGTCATCACATGGTCGCGATCGATCCGCTGGTTGTGCAGCGTGTCGATCTCGTTCTGGATGGCTTCGATCTTCGCCGGGATGCCCTCGGCCACCGGAACGCCGTGGTGGTAGGAGAATTCGAAGAAGCACGCGGGTCGCTCGTTGTCTGGGCAGACCGTGTCGAGGCGATCGATGCGCACCAGCTTCATCTTCCCGTCGGGGGAAAGAAGCGAGTGGGCAATGATCTCCTCGGCGTCCCCGTCGCCGTTGCAGTCCCATGTGAGGTACGTCATCAAGACCAGGAACCGCTTGCGCCGGCGGGAAGAGACCACGTCGACGCCGATCTCGGCGCCGATCAGGTCGGCCAGAACGGACTGATCGTAGAGGCTGCCGCTCGTCGACCCCACCTCGAGCGCCTTCCTCAGCTTGCCCAGCAGTTCGTTGGGGATCTCGTAGAAGCCCGTGTCGCGCCACGCCTTGATCGACTGGAAAGACTCCCAGACGCGGTGGAAGTGGACGGATGCGCTCTGGGGCGTGTCCCCGTCGGCAGAGAACAGGAAGTCCCCGACCGCTGGCACCTCGAGCTTCGGAGCGTCGTGCACGACCTTGTCGTACTCGATGTCGTACTCGATCTCGTCGACCGAAGGATCTTCGCGCTCCTCTTCGCTTAGCCTCGTCAAGATGGCCTCGCGCTCGCGCCCTTCGTCCAGGTAGAGAACCCGGGCGGACCGCTCGTCGATTCGGCCGACTTCCTTGAGCCGTTCGGCGAACTCGTACCGGGCGAGAGCGTCGAGTGTGTCGCTGACGTCGGCCCGGTCGACGCGCTTCTGCTCACGGACGTTGCGCAGGATCTTCCGCCAGAGCAGCACCGCCGGCTGAAGTCCGAAGCACAGGCCCCCGAACGCCCCCTTCTCAAGCGGAACGCGCACCCCTACTCGATTCATCAGGTACCAGTTGATCCACTTCTCAAGGTCTGGAACTCGACCAACGTCACCTGTTTCCGTCGCGTGGAGCCGGAGTAGTAGCTGTCCCGGGGTGTCGAGCATCGCCGTGGTCTTCGCTTCCATCGTCTCGATGCCGATGCGGGTGAGAGGCATCCGAAGGTTCGAACATCCGGGCCACGGGTCAGACTTCGGTGTCACCAGCCCGCGGTACTGCGCGAGGAACTTCGGGCAGTCGTTGAGCCAGGGTTGCCATTCGGAGTTGGTGAGCTGGTACTCGTCGGCGATGTGGCGCTCGAGGCGCTTCCGTTCGTCCAGCTTCATTTCGCGGAGGAGATTTCGAGCCATCAGTACCCCGTCGAGGCGCCGCTCACCCACTCTCCGGGCTCCGGCGCGTCGTCCTCGTAGTCTTCGCTCATCTGGGCGTCGGTGACTTCTGCCCCGAGGTAGAGCAGGGTCGGACCGACGCTGGCGGCGTAACGCAGGCACGAAGCATGGTCATCAGGGCCGGCCGTCTTCAGCTTGAGTTCGGTCGATTTTGGATCTCGGACCCACTGAAGCCGGCGCAGCTCGGAGATGGTTTTCTCGCAGTGCGCCATCACTTGAAGCTGGGGGGCGTTGCGGCCGGGCTGAAACTTGAACAGCTCGTTCAGGGCCTTGTAGCCCGACTCCCGGCTGATCCCAGGGGCTTTCGCGAGAGGAAGGCCCTGTTGCGCGAATCGCGCCTGCACGGTGAGCTTCTGCTCCCGCGGCGTTCGCTCGCCGGCGCGAGGGTCGATGATTCCGAAGCCGATGTGCACGTTGGCTTCCCGACCCATCATGCGCACCCGAGCGACGGTCTTCCCGGTAGATCCGTGCGTCCGGTGGTCCATCGTTTCAGCGAAGACGACCCACCGTGGTTCGTGGAGGTGCATGGCCAGCCCGAGAACACAGTCGGGTTTCTGCTCGTGTGGGTCGACCAGGGCGATGCAGCGCCACGACGAATCGAGCTGGAACGACGGGACGACCCAAGGCTCTCGGTTCTGGAAGTCAGGGACGCAGTACTTGATCCCGAGGCGCCAATTTCCGCTCTTGCGCATCGCGCGCTCTTCAGCAGAAAGGGTGTTGAGGAAGTGCTCCCAGGTCGCCCGGTGGAGCACGCCGCCGTTCTCCTCGAGGTTGTCCTCGCCGTCGATGTAGAAGACCTCGTACCCAGGCACCCCTTCTTGGTCCATGAGCTCTTCGAGCATCCACGCTTCTTTGAGGGGTGTGCAGGTGAAAATCTCACTCCCGGCGTGCCGAATGAGGCCGCGGAGGAGGGCTGTGCGGATCTGCTTCCGCGGGGGCTCGTCGTGATGAACGCGGTGGGTCGTGCCGGCTTCGAACGAGGCATCATCCGATTTCCGGCTGAGAATCCAGGTCTCCGAACCCCAAATCCAATTGACGTGCACGGGGAACCCCTGGGGGTTCCGATCGAACGTGTACCAGGAAGGCGGGGTCAGCTCGACGAACTTCGGCCACCAGGAGCGGCTGAGGTGGTTCGGGAAGTCCTCCACGGTGACAATGACGGTGTTGGGAACCTTGACCGGCCGCCCGCGGCCGTCGCGAACGATGAAGTTCGGGTCGTCTCGATCTAGCCACGGTCGGAAGCCACAGGAGACAGACTCGTCATCCGCGTTGCCCGCGTGGGTCTTTCCGCTCTGGTTCCCCCCCAGAAGGAACCGGCTGATCGCGTTCGAGTAGTGAAAGGCTTCCTGTTTTGGGTTGGGCTGGTAGCAGACGATCGGCCAGCCGGAGCGTATCTCCTTGTATATCTGGCTCACGTCCATCGCCCGCGCTGACGCGATCGACGCCGACCGCTCCCAAATCCCCCTGGGGTTCTCGTCCCTCATCCTGTCCTCCAGAGAGGTACTGGCGCTCGAGCCTCTTGAGTTCTCCCGCTGGAATCCGCGAGCGCAGCTCGGACAGCCTCAAAAACAGCTCCACCAGCTTGTCGGGGGTGAAATCTCGGTTGAGCTTGCCGCCGACCTCCGCGAGTTGCCGTTGCAGCTCGAGGCGTGCGGAGTCGTTCCTCGACTTGGCGATCTGACCCATCAGGCGATTGGTCGCCTCGAGCGCGCCAAGAACGAAGGCGTCGCCGATGGCGACGCCTGACTTGAACCGCGTGAGGAAGTAGCTGAGCGACCTGCGGGCGATGTCCTCGCCCAGCTCCTCGATCGGCCGCTCATCGATCACAATTTCCGTCGCGGTGGGAGGCGGAAGGAGCTTTCCGGCGTGACCGAGGACCTTTTTTTCGGAATCCGTGCTCACGGCGGCCCACGAGACACGAAATTTCGGGAACGGTCAAGAGATTCTGGTTGACGGGGACGCGAGGCGGGTCCATTTTGCCGCGCATGGCGAAGATGAAGAGCAGTTCCAGACCTTTCAGCCCGTTCCGAGGAGAAGTCGCAGCGGTTCGTCCCTTGGGCCATCTTCGCCAGATGCCACACTAGAACCCACGACTTCTCCTCCGAGCGGGCAACCGGAGCTCTCGATGCCCGAGCGCGGCCCCTACCGATCGACGTACTGCGCGCTGGTTGACGACCTGGACTTCCAGCGCCTCACCCCGAACGCGCGCCTCGTCCTCTGGACCCTCAAGCACTGCCCCCAAAGCTCCATCGCCGGGATCTTTGTGTTCTACCTCGACCCCCTGCTCGCCCAAACCGGGCTCGGCCGGGAGGCCGCGGCAAAGGCCCTCAAGGAACTCGAGGAGGAGCGCTGGATCGTCCGGGAAGAGCCTCTGCTGTGGGTCCGAAACCAGTTGAAGTTCGAACCAACCTACAAGCTGACGGTGGCTGACAAGATTTTGGGCATCCAGCGGATTTTGCTCGGGTTGCCGAAACGGCCACTGCTCCGTATCTTCTGTGAATACTACAACATACCGGTTCCAAACGAGTCTTGGCCCCACCCTGCACCCCAGGATGGGGGGGTAGCTCAGGGGACTCTCGAAGGACTGTGCCCCGTATCAGGAACAGGAACAGGAACAGGAACAGGAGTCTGGGGGGACCTACCAGACTCCCCGCAAGGTCACGCGGTCAATGCCGACCTCGTCGCGCGCGTCTACCGCCTGTATCTCGAGGAGTGGGGGATGAAGGCGACGGACTACTCCCTGACGAGAACCCGGGAACGGATCGTTCGCGAGGCCCTTCGCACCTGGGGCATCGAGTCCGTCTGCGAAGCGGTCCGCATTTTCCGGCATCACCCCGCTTTCGCGTTCAACCGCGGGGAAGACGAGCGGTCGAACGGCCGGCGCTTTGACGGCCTGGCCGAGTACATCCTGACCGACAAGGGAAAGCTCAACACGATCGAGACCCGTATCGAGGCGATCTTCCGCCACGCGGGCCAGAAGGAGAGATCCCGTGCCTAAGCGCGTGCGGGCGACCAACGAGTTCTCTGGCCCCCCGGTCGTGGACTGGGCGGCGTTTGAGCCCTGCCAGAGATGCGAGGGGCACGCGGATGGCGAGGGGCGCCCTCGCGGCGGCATCTTGCCCGGCTTCGCGTTCACATCGGACGGACGCTGGCTGGCCGGCGTCTCGGCGTGCCGATGCGAGTTTGGCCAGGACGCGCACCGCCGACTGGGCATCCGGTTCGCGGACGAACTGAAGTGGATGCCTCAGAACCTCACGCTCCGGGAGCTGACGATCTTGGGGCTGAGCCTGCGCAACGGACAGACGATGGCCGAGTGCGCGCTCAAGATCCCCGAGTCGATCGCGGAGCTGACTGAGTTGTTGGCCAAGTCGTCGGGCGTCGATGCGCCGAAGTTCAAGCCTTGGGTCGAGCCGGTGATCTCAGCGGCGAAGACCCGAATCCTGCTCGCCGTGATGGCGGCAGCGAAGCCGGAGGCCAAGGTGCCGCCGGAGTACGAAGACCAACAGGAAGACCTACCGTTCTAGGAGGTGTGATGACATGCACGAGAGCCTGAAGAACCTGACACTCGAGGGATTGGGCGGCGGAGCCGTCCTGGAGCGCTTCACCTACGAGCTCGAGCGGCTGCTCAAGAACATCGACGATCCCAACACCAAGCCGGACGCGACAAGGACCATCACGATCAAGCTGCACTTCAAGGCGTCCGAGGATCGCAGCTCCGCGGTGATCGCGGTCGAGACGGCCTCGAAGCTCGCACCCATCCGGCCGCGCGCGTTCGGCGTGATGCTGCAGAACGTCCGAGGACAGCTCGTGGCGATGGAGCCTAACTCTATCGCTGAACCTCTTCCCGGCGTCCTGAAGGGAGACTTCCATGCCCAGTGATTTCACCGGCGAAGTCGTGTCGCGTCTGATCGAGGCTGTGGAACCTGTGACGTTCCAGGCCGACGGCCTGCTCTACACGAGAAGCGGGAACCTGATTCTCCCTCCTCAGCCTAAGCCAGTCGATCTGCACTCGCTCGCCGGCGTGGTGGAGTTCGTAGATCGTTCATCTCTGCCCGAGGGTGTGATGGTGCTGGTCAGGTCACCGATCCACGTCGACGTCGTTACTTCCGGCTTCGACAAGTATGGCCGTAGGACGCACTTCGCAAGTGCCAAGGTACCTGAGTTCGGATTCCCCCTTGGCACCAAGATAGGGCAGGAGCGGTTTGTTGTGGAGGTGTGCAGGCACTTCCTCTCCACCCCGGATCGAGCGGAGCTGCTGGAGGCGACGAGCAAGATCAAGACTGAGGCGACTGCCACTACGACCGACGACGGCGTTACACAAAGCGTCGCGGCGAGCGCCGGCGTGACTCTAGTGCAGCGCGCACGAGTGAATCCATTCTGGAAGCTGACAGGTTGGATGACGTTCCGCGAGATCGAGCAACCCGTGGCGGAATACCTTCTGCGAATCGATGCCGACGGACGGAAGGTCGAACTCGCACTTCACAGCCTCGCCGGCAACGAATGGGAGTTCGCGGCCCGGCGAGCAATCAAGGACTACTTGGAAACAGCGCTCACTGGTATCGGAGTCCATCTCCCGGTGATCCAGTAGCGAACCGGTGTCCCGGCCACGGAGGTCGGGCTGTACAAGGAAAGGAGACCGATCGTGTCGATCATCAAGATTCTGGCACTCACGTCGCCCGAGGGGAATGCCGTCGCGGAGGTGACGTTCTCGCATCCGCTGAACCCCGAGGAGCAGGAGTTCATCGACGGCGCGAAGGGGGAGGATGACGGCCTCCAGCGCTCGATCTCGCAGCTCAATCACCTGACCAAGCCGGCCGAGGCTCCTCAGTCGACTGGGCCCGAAGCCGAGTAGCCAGATGTCCGTCCAAACCTGTGAAACCTGCGGAGCGGCGATCGTCTGGTGCCTGACGAAGAACGACAAGCGCCAACCGGTCGACGTCGACCCGGTAGCGAACGGCAACATCAAGATCATGGAGGAGCCTGACGGCACCCTTCGGTCGATCGTGGTGAAGCCTGGAAGCGAACCGAATCTGCGGATCTCTCATCACGCGACCTGCCCCGACGCGAAGCAGTGGAAGGGCAAGTACAACCAAGGAGGATGAAGTGCCGAATTTCCCGCCACAGGGTCAACCGGACCCTGGCAAGGATGACGCCAACGAAGCGCCAGGGCCAGACCTGGGCACGCAGGACACGCCAGGAGAAGATGCGGGCGGCGTCGACAAGCTTCCGGCTGCGGGCGACACCGCCGATAGCAACGTCAACTTTCTGACGTATCCAACCCCCGGCAGGATCGTGATGTTCGTCGTCCCGCCGAAGGGTTCCGGCGCGCACCTGATCTATCGGGGGCCCCTCCGGCGGGGCCCCCATTTCCACGGAGGCATGATGAAGCTGACGGTGCTGTTGGGGTTGTTTCTTCTCGGGTTCGTGCTCGGCTTTAAGTACGCACAGCGCGAGCTGTACAAACCAGAGGTCTTACAAGCCTACATGGACTCGAAGAAGCCGACGTGGACGGAGATTCACCGGCTACGCGGGCGTGCGGCATGGGCCGACTCGGCCGACTGCCTGCTCGCCGGCGATCCGCGGCTGACCCCGTATCAGGCCGCCCGGGCCGAGTCGGTCAGTAACTTCATGGTCGCGACCGGATGGATCAAGCTCTGGCGCGGCGAAGACCCAACGATCTTCAACGCAGGATGGAGAACACGATGAACGGAAACGACAGCGCCCCGATGCTCGAGCTGAGCAAGGTCGAAGGGTTTCATAGCTGGACGATCGTCGGCGCCGAGGAAAACGTGTACCGAGTCTGCTCGATCTGCGGCACATCCGAGTACGTCACCTCGAAGGGGTGGAAGGTCTTTGGGATCGAGGTGCCGCTGGCTGACTGCTGGATGAGGCGCGCACACAACTCGGTCGATCTCGCGATCCTGCAGGGCGACATCCAGGGCTTCTTCCGGCGCCTTCGGCCCGGAAGCAACCTGGCAATCCCGAACTGAACAACCACACGGAGGTCTTGACGATGGCTGCGACGCCTACGTTCAGGCGTGAGGTTACACGGATTCTTTGCAACGACAGGTTCAAGGACTCGGATACCACGAAGGAAGTCGAGCAGATCATCGCGGCGGCACGCTCCGCCGGCATCGACCCAGACGCTACGATCGTCGAGGAGACGGCGGCGAGGTGGTGGCCGGCCGGATCGAGGCCGCCCGAAGGTTGGTTTCACAACACAGTTGGATACAGGTATCGGTTTTCAGACTGGACTACTCACCAGGCTTGGCACGGCACGCACGCGACCGAAGCTCTCGCGCGGGGGCACTACGAGGAGAGCCGCGCGAAGACTTGCACCGATCCCGACTGTCCTGATGCGCGTGGCTACGGTGACGTACATCCAGCCCCGGCGCAGGATGAGTATGACGCGGGGTGGGTTGAGGAGTTTTTCCGTACTCTCTTTAAGCGCGATACATCTGGCCAACAAGACCGCGCGGACCTGTGCAAAGAAGCCGCGCGCCGCGAACGGGAGAAGTGGGCAGAGGAGCGCGACAACCTCCGCGCGAAGCTGGATAAGTACGAGCAGCTCTTGCTCTGGCTGCTGTGGCACCACCAAGGAGGAAGTAGCAAGGTCGGCCAGCCGATTCGGGCCGAGCTTGGGATTGGCGAATATGCCTCGCTCACAAAGGAGCAGGTTGACATCGCGAAAGCGTACAAGGGCGCGAAGCTGGGCGCGAGGGAGGCGGATCACGGCTTGTTGTTATGGGCGCAAGAATCACGAGAGCAGATATGTAGCGCGTTCAACGTCGATGAGCGTGACATGCTTCAACGCGACCAAGCGGAACTGATCTGCGACCTCGCCCGCGCCGTCGAGGCGTTGGAGAGGAAGTCTGTACAACAACACACAGGAGGGAAAGATGCCTGAGAAGCTGTTCGTGCTGGGAACGAGTGCCGTCGTGAAGCCTTGCACCAAGGGCATTCAGGTGGAGGTAGAGCAATCTGAGCAATCGGAGCTCCGCAACACTGCGGCGTTCGATACGCTGGTCACGCAGTTCGGAGTCGAGAGGTGCATCCGCCACTTTGGACACACCGCCGTTCTGGACGCGATCGGCTTCGAGGTGTGCGCGAGGCACTGGTCGGCGAAGCTCCGCGGCAAGGAGCTCAAGAGCTATGGATACACCCCGGCGCTGAACCCCATGCCATTGACCGTGATCTCACGCGCGGTCAGGTTCACGCCGGCCACACGGGGGGCGCTCTCTGACGCTACCTGGGAGCGTCCCCCTCACACTGGAGGGATCATGGCAGACAAGACCTGGGCTCCGTTCGTCCCGCCCGAACGCCACCTTGGCCACCTTTGCCGGGCCCTGTGCCTGCGCTGGATCGGGCTCGAGGCCGGGGCGCTGGAGCGAGGGTTCCCGATCTTCCTGACCGAAGGATGGCGAAGCAAGGAACGCCAGCTCTACCTGTGGTCACTGGGTCGGACACAGACGGGCGAGTTCATCGATCCGGTGAAGCACCGCGGAGTCGTGACCTACGCCAAGCCGGGCGAGTCGCTGCACGAGCAGGGTCGCGCGATCGACGTCGCGTTCCTCCGTCCCAAGGGCAAGGACATCTACGTCGGCCCGTGGGACAAGCTCGGCGCGCTGGGTGTCGAATGCGGACTGGTCTGGGGCGGCAACTGGCCGGCGCCGAAGACCGATCGACCCCACTTCCAGCTCCCGGAGGACGTATGAGCGCCGATCGATGCAGGGCGGCGAAGCACTGCCCGGACCCGCCGCGGCCCGGGTTGACCACCTGCGTTCGGCACGGCGAGATGCGCCTGAAGGCTACTCGCGAGTACCAGGAACGCCACCGGAACAAGGGCCTCTGTCTCTACTGCTCGAGGAAGGCCGTTCCGGGCTCGAGGGCTTGCGAGCGCTGCCTTGAGAGCTACCGCACGAAAGAGCGCACCCGGACTGGGAGTGCACCGTGGAAACGTGGTGGGCGCGGCCGCCCGCCGCTGTCGGGAGAGGAGGATCGATCGTGACCGCAAGCGTTCCGTCGTGCCACTGGTGCGACCCCAATCACGCCCCGTTGCCGGAGACAGCCTTCGTCTGCCGGGCCTGTGGATTCGAGGCGCCTCCCGACATCTCGACGATCGCCCCGATGCAGCGAGAACTCAACGATGCGTGGGACAGCAAGATCGACTCGTTCGCTGGAAACTCGTGCGGAAAGACCATGCCATACGGGGCGCTCATGGCCGCGGTAGAGCAGACGTTGTGCCCTGAGCTGAAGATGCGGGAGATGTCCGTGACCATCGAAGTGTCGAAGGAGGGCCAGACCTGGCCTGATCTGCTTCGACGGCGCGCGGAAGAACTCCACGCGATCATGGCCGAGGATCTTCGCGACCCTGATGCGGCGCACCGGCGATGGGAAGAGCGCCGCCGGCAGCGGAAGCTCGCCCGGCGCCTTCGGTGCATGGACGGAGGGGGAATCTGAACATGGACTACGACTCGCCTTGGCGCCCGCTCTTTGACTGCGCCATCGTCACCATGCTCTTCATCGTCTCGGTCGGCGCCTTCACCGCCTTCTGGCTCGCCTACGCCTGGCTCTCCAACCGCCTCAACCGCGACCCAACCCCAGAGATCCACTCGCGCCACTTCTGCACCCCACACCTGGGCCAACCCGCCTTGTTCGAGGAGATCGAAGACAGGAAGGAGTTGAACAGTGGACACGTTCGATGACTGGAAAGAGAAGGACCGAGTCGGGCCGATTAGCGACCGGCAGCAGCTTCAGAAGATGCTCGATCTGGCGTTGCGGTCGGTTTGGGACGCTCGGACCTTCGAGCTGCGACTCATGATCGGCCAGCACACCCAAGAGGCGCTGAATCACATAGCGGCCGGCAACGAGCCCGGCGCGGTCGAGGAGCTTTACGCTCTTCGCAGGTACGTGAACCTGCTCGCGGAGGTGAAGTGATGCCACTGTTCAACGTCTTGTTTGACGGCCAACAGACGTTCGTCGTCGCCGAGAACTACCGGGAGGCGGTCGAGCTGTTCAAGGAGAGATGCGTTTCGGAGGCCGAAGGGTCGGATGCGGAAGACTTCGACCCCGACGGCGTGACCAAGGTCTGCGATGACAGCGACCTCATGCTTCCTGATGCGATTTTCACCCAGGACAAGTCTCCCATGGTCACGCTCTCGTTGGTCGCTCTTTGCGCGGTCGTCTTGGGGTCTCCAGGCCGGCGCTTGGTGCTCAAGGGACAGCAGTTGCGGTCGCTGCCGAAGGGCGGCCACGTCGACGTCCTTCAAATCACGTCGAAAGATCCACTGCTCGACGGCGGGCTCCTCTGTGCCTGGGTTGGAGGGGAAGGAGATCAAGATGCCTGAGTTCAGCCTCTACAAGATCGGCTCGAGATCCGGGATCAGCTACTACGTGGCTCGAGACGAGGTGCACGCGGTCGAGCTCTTCAAGAAGCTCGGCGATAACCAGAGCCCCGCGTTCACGGTCGAAGGTCTCGGGTTGCTCGGGAAGGATGTCTTCCTCGGGTTTGAGCCTACCCAGTCGACCCCAGATAGATCCATGCACCTCAACATCATGGTCCGGTGTCTGCTTCGGCTCGCCGATGGGAACCCCCTCGCCTACGAAGCACTTCGCTCGGCCTGCGCCCTCTTCCCGGATCACCCTCTGCTCCAGCCGCCGGCCACCCGCCCCCTGCTAGGCAACTCCGCCGGCAAGACCTACCCAGGCGCCCCTACGCCCCCCGGTCCGCTCCAGCACACCACCTCCTGTGGCGCCTTCAAATCCTGGAAGCCCGAGGACTGCACCTGCGTCTCCCCCACGCCACCACTCGAGCCCTTGACTCCGCCCGACACGATGGCCTAGCCTCTCTCCCGATCACCAGCACCCCTGGCGGTCGCTTCCATGTCCTACTCCCGGCAAGCCCTTCGAGCCCACACTCGAGGGGCTTTGTCGTAGGGGTAGAATCATGAAGAAGAGAAGGGGGGAGGGCGAGCTGACTCTCTCGGCCGGATGGGTCCCGTAGGGACCGACCCGCCGCCAGGCGGGGTGCCCCGTAGGGGCAGACCCGCGACAGCGGGCCCGCCCGTAGGGCGGCGACCCGTGCGCCAGCGCGGGCAAGGCCCGTAGGGCCGACCGGCCGAAGGCCGGAAACGCGCCCGTAGGGCGCGGACCCGCACCCGCCCGCCCGCCTGCCTAGATTCTTGGCACGGTGCTCGCCCGGGCTGCTCTCGCCTGCCCGGTCTGGGCATGGTGGGGGCATGGTCGGGGGCAGCCTGCCGGGAGGATGCGCCGGGGGGCTGATCGCTCGCCCGCCCGCCTTCGTCCCTTCGCTGTCCCATCCCGCCCGCCCATCTGCCCGCTTGCCCGGTCGACCCTGGGCCGGTGGGCTGACTGATCCTGCCGGCTTCGCGGTCGCGGTCGCGGTCG